AAGATTAAGGCAAATTAACCTAAAGGTACCTTAGCAATATTTGCATATATAATATATTATATGTATATTTGCATCAAAGAAATAAAAGTATTAATCATTTAAAATATAACTGATATGAAAACATCTCAAGCATCATTCAGACAGAAGAACCCTCAAGCAATCATTAATTCCTTGCTAGCTTACCTTTGTACTTATGACTCATATTATCCTTGGTACCAATACATTGCCAATACTTACGATAATTCTATCACTGACTTTCACTACAATGAGACCGATTACTTCGAACACCTAACTAACCTAATCCAAGATTTTAAGGTAACCGAAATTCTGGTATATTATAATACCGACGATGAATTCTTTGCCTTCAATTCTCTCGAAGAGGAACCTATGGCTAATACCGATACTGCTGAGGATACCTATAAAGCTTATGGTATTACCTTCTACCTATTCAAGGATTAACTACATTGCCCAGGCCTAACTTAGGTACCTGGGTTTTTACTTACGCTAACTTAGTAAGCCCTTATAGGCTATCCTAATCTCTATAGGCTTACCATAGTCCCTATATGGCCTTATTGAATTAGGACCTAATAGGTTTATAGAGGTCAATAATAGGGATATAGCTAATTGGCCTTAATTCTTTATCACCTTAGTCGATTAATGGCCTTCAATATACAGGTATATAATACACTCTCAAGAGGACAGGCATAAGCCATATAGGATTATTTCCATATACATATCATATATGCCCACTACAAGGCGTACGAAGATTACCCTTGTGAACCCTCAAAATTAAGTGCAAATATTAAGTGCACAATATTTTCTATTTTATGAATTTTTCACAAAAATAATTTTGAAAATAAAATTATTCATTTTCTCAAAAATTTTTCTTGAAAATGTTTGTAGATTAAAATAAAGTCCGTATCTTTGCAATGTGAGAAAAACAAAGCGATATTTGAATGAATTTTTAATTAAAACTTTTTAAGAAAATAATTTTCTAAAAATTTTGTAGATTAAAAAAATAGTTCTTATATTTGCAATACAGAAATGAAACAAATACTACCTTATTAGAATAGTTTAAAAAGTCTTGAAAGTCTATTTGAAAAGGTAATAAAAATAATAAATAATAAAACTTTCAAGCATTTTTGTTATGTCAGAAAATTTAATTAATTCAGTTGAAAATGTAAACGAAGTAGCTAACAAAGAAAATTCTTCAAAAAAGAAAATAAATAAAGTTAGCGCAAACAAAGCAAAAGCTACTGCAAAAGCAAATAGTTTAATTGCTTTAGATGTTTTAAAGTCAATAAAAGAAAAAAATCAAGGTCTTTTCAAAACGGCTTTAGGAACAAAAACAGAAATTTACAAAAAAGATTTATTTGCAGGCGCAAACGAAAAGCAAATCAAATCGTTACGCAAAAAGTTCAGAAACGTAACTTTTAATTTTCTTTCTTCAATTGCAACGAATGCAGATAAGAAACTAATTGCTAATTTTGTAGATTTTTATAAACAAGTCTACGTAATAAACGATTTTTCTTTTTCTTCTATTGCAAGTGAAAATACTAAAGAAGAAAAGAAAGCGATTTTAATAAAAGGGCTTGAAATCGTGAAAAAATCAATGAAGTAAAACAAAATCAGATAAGGAGTAAAATTTTACTCCTTATCATAAAAATAAAATTATTATGTTATTAATTTTGTTTGTTATCTTATTAGCTGTTTTTGTTAGTGCTTTATATGTAGTTTATACTCTTTTAAAATCAAATCATAGAATAATATCTACTATTATTGACGTACAAACTTTTCAATTAATTAATGTAGAGCAATTTCTATTGATTGAACAAATAAGCATGAACTATTTAAATGAAGTTGAATATACAATTTATAAAAAATTTTCTTTTAAAACTTTTTTACTATACTTATGTTATTGTTTAAATGAACAATTTAAAGAAAATTTAAATAATCATTTAGTAGATTAATTAAGAAAGCAAAGGACAAATAAAAATGTTTGTCCTTTGCTTTTTATTTTTGAATGTTAAATTTAACGTAACCGTACGCCCCATTTAGTACCACAACTTTTACCTTCCTCGTGATAAGACTCTGCCAGAACTTCCCAGCCACATTTTAGTACCACACAAAAATCACTCCTCGTATTAAGGGCATACCTAGATATCCCACATGCCCACAACCACACATGCTCACACAAAGAAGCCAGAGACCCAATATCCCTGGCAACCCTACTACAGAATACTCCTCAATAAATCCTTAGTCCTATCTTTCCCAAGAACTCCTCGAACCTTACCGCCTTTCTTCTCATAAAAGAAAACATAATACTGTTGAAGATTCCTTAACCACCACCTCTTAACTTCACCATACCCATCAAAGTACCTTTCAATACAATTCATATCCAATTGGGTAATCCATATTTGATACCAAATCCGATTACCTTCAGAGCATCTTAGGATTCTCTTTTCATTATCATCCCTAATTGTTTCAACCTTCACCATCTTAATAATCCTCCCTCACTGATTTTAACCTACTGGTAATATCTATTCTCCCAGTAACCTTTAACATCCTACTATTTTTTCTCTTTAGGTATAAATATCTTAAATAATCTTCTGCCCTTTCAATTGCCTTATCCTTATCAAGGAAGGTTTCTATATTACTCGAATACTTATCTCTAAGTGTAAGCCAAAACACCAATCCCAGGAAGGAATACCTAATCTTAATGAAGTACCTTCCTCTGCTTGTATGGTAGTAAATCTGATACTGATACTTTCTCATAATTCTTTATATTGATTATATAATATCATAGACTTCGGATTATCCCTTTGGTATTGGCGATATCAAAGTTCTTTCTATAAACCAAACTAAAAAATTATGGAAACAATAAACTTTAAAGCAGTGGAGAGATCCACCCAAGATGTACCTGTTACCATCAATAGGGGTAACTCTGAGAGATGGGCTATCCAATCCCAGAAAACTAAATATGTAAATGGCAAATTGTCCGGGGTTATTGGAGTTGGTTATTCTGCTAGCATCAATAATACCTCGGATTATCTTCTGGAGGAAGACAAAAGTAACAATAGTATTCAGATTATTGCACAAAATGACGGTACTTCTGGGCTTTGTGTACTTACACAAAATGAATCTGGTAATAAAATAAATCTTAAGATTACTACTCCCGAAGAAAAAGAATACTGGGAAATACGTTTTAATCCTATAACCATCAATGGAGTAGACACAAGTGTTTTTTTTTTTATTACCACCAATATTAGTGGCGAAAGTGGATCTATGGCTGATGGTACCCTATATAAGAATTGGATAGTAAATCAAAGTAGACATATGATTAATGTCTATATTGCTATATACCCCGTAAATTCCGACATGCTATCTTGGTCCTGCCTCGATAAGAATGGTAATGCTTTTAGTCCTAACTACGATTTACCAAGTAATTCATACTTTACAACAAAAACAACTGGATTGGGTTCCTATACTCTTACAAAAGTTTCAACTCCCCCTGTTAGCAATGATACTCCTATACTCTCCAGTAGGTTTAACCCCACTAAAAAATATCCATTAGATTTGAATTTTTATTGGGCAAGTGAAAAGCCAACTTAATACGGGTATTAAGATAATATCCCAATTATAAAAGCAATTACCCAGAATATAAGAGCCAGTGTATATGCAACAGAATATCTATGCCAGGGATACCAGCAGGTAATATAAGAATCTACTTTTAGTATTTCTGGATGTTCTTCTTCGTATTTTTTATCTTCTTCTCTAGAATCATACTTATATAATATGAAGAAAGGTAAGAATACGAAGAAGATTATTAAAGTAACTGGGAATAAGAGTAGGAGAATTATCTCCCACCCTTGCATTGATGTCCCAACATAATCACCGTGTCTATCAAAAAAGAATCTCATAGCAACTTATGTTTTAGGTACTTGGTTAATAGGTAAATCGGAAATAGAGGTAATACTATCCATACCGATATAAATAATATCAGGGAATGAATCCTATGAGTGTACGGTAAATAATCTAAGCAAACCTTTACAAAGAATACCGTGAATGGCAAACATACCAAGTAAATTATAGCTAATACCGTAATCATTGTTCTCTGAAGTATTTGTTAATAATCTTGGTAAGTTTCTTATCAAATTCAATCATCATATTTAAAGCATCCGTATCTTTCATATTATTTATTTCCTTGTCAAGGAATTCTATATTTCTCTTAATCGAGAAATAAGCCTTGTATGCAAGGAATATTCTTTCATTCTCTTCCGTAATAGGAAGAACTTCCCCCTTTTGCCCATCCAATCTTGGATATGTATTATCTGGACCGAGAGTTCTTGCAACTTTTACCCGGTTACTAAGCATTGCAAATCCACCTTTCTTATCAATAGATTCTACTGTTACTTTCTCTGTGATGGGTCTTCCTGATAATACGAAGATAACTTCATCACCTTCTTTGAGCTTTTTGATTTCTTTCTTTTCTTTTTTCATATCTATTTTATTTAGAAATTTTCTTTATGCAAATATACGAAATTATTCTTTGTTTATTGCATTATCTATTTTATTTTTAATAAATTCATAGGCATTACCCCGGTAATCCTCTAGCATTTTGTATTCCTGTGGAGATAGAAATATTCCGTTTACTTTAAAAGCATCTCTTAGATGCTCTGGTATAGTGCCCTGGTGAGCGATGTTATTATAACGGATAATGAAAAGTTTCTCTTTATCTTCATCTATAACACCAAGTGTGTTGACTGGTTGGAGTTTAGTTTGGTAAATTCCCCCAAAAGCAGAAGGTACCATTAAAATACTTCCCGGTATTCTAGTTATCCAATGGGAATAATCGGGAGTAATTACCGCAATTTTACCCTCTTTCTCAAGCTCTTTATCATAAGCTAATCGATTAGACCAAAAAGCACATTTAAAACAAACTTGTTTTCTTGCCATAAGTTGAGGGATTTCCCGAGTTTCATCGAATTCCTCTAAATTAATTGGTTTGCCACATATCTGGCATTCATTTTTCTTGTCCATATTGCATTATTTTATAAGTTATATATGATAATAGAACCTCTAAACATATTGAAAATGGGTTATAAGCAATACTTTTGTTACTAAAATTGAACCATTAAAACTGATAAGTTATGGATAAACTAACAAATGAAATGATTAAAGACCTTGCTATTCGCTTAGGTCTAGAACCTGCTCTATTGAAAGCTGTTCAATTGGTAGAAGCAGCTGGTAGAGATGGGTTTTTAGCTGATGGTAGGCCTCAAATTCTCTTTGAGGGTCACATTATGTACAAAGAAGTACATAAGAAATTCCCTGACAGAGATTTAGCTTACCTTTGTAAGAGATATTCTACGATTTTCTTCCCTAAATGGGATAAATCGAAGTACTTGGGAGGTGTACACGAGTACAAAAGACTCGAATTAGCCAAAGAAATTGACGAAGAATGTGCATTGAAGTCTGCAAGTTGGGGTATGTTCCAGATTTGTGGGTTCAATCACAACCTCTGTGAATGTAAAGATGTCTTCGAATTCGTTCATAAGATGTCAGAATCTCATGCAAATCAACTAGAACTCATGTATTATTTCATGAAAAACTCTGGTTGTTTGAGTAATCTCAAAGAAAAGGACTGGGCTGGCTTTGCCAGAAAATACAATGGTCCCGGGTATGCCCAGAATGCCTACGACCAAAAACTAAGAAATGCTTACGAAAACTTCAAAGATAAATTATGAAAAGATGTCATTTTAACAGCTGGGTAGCAAAAGTATTTCTTTTCCCCAGTTACAAAGCAATTACTCTGGTGTATAACTCATTCTTCAAACACAAAGTAGAAGAGTGTAAACCCGATGATATCAATCATGAGTGTATTCATCAGATACAGCAGATTGAGTGTAGTATAGTGGGTTTGGTACTTGGTATCATACTCTGGTTATCATTTGGTATATCCTTTTGGTGGGTAGTGGCTCTGACTTTTGGATTCTTCTACCTTTGGTATGTTATCGAATACCTAATTATCATGTGCTTTGCCAAGTGGAATAAACAGAATGAAAGATATCATGATGTAAGTTTCGAAGAAGAAGCCCACAATAATGATAAGAATCTGAGTTACTTGGAAGACCGTAAGCCATTTGCTTGGATTAAGTACATTAAATTGAGAAGCTACAAGAAATGAAAAAATTAAAAGTATTAGGGGTGTCTGCTGGTGCAGGCATCCTTTTGTTCCCTTTTAGAAAGAATTTGATAGCTAATATAGAAACTCGAGGAGTATTTTATACTAAAGGCTTAGAGCAGTGGAAATTGAACTTTGGTGGTATACCATATTATAAAGATGAAACCTTCCCAGATTGTAAGCCAGACATCATACTTTCAAGTCCAGACTGTGGAGCATCTTCTATTATGAGGCTTTCAAAAGTAAAAGAATTGGGCAATCCCCAAGAGAATAAATCCCTGAATCTAGTAATTCAATCAATCTTACATTATAAACCTAAGATATTTCTTATTGAAAACTTACCTCGTTTGCTATCTTTGCTCCCAAAAGAATATCTTCAAAAAACTCTTGAAGACTATAAACTTATTTTTCACGAAAGAAGCGTTTCTGACTACGGTAACTCACAGTTATCACGAAAGAGATTACTTATCATTGGAGTACATAGAAAAACTGGTAAGAAATATTTGAATGCTTTTGATGAAGTATTTCAAGTAAAAAACCCAACAATTACTAGAAATCTACTTAAACCACTCACATTCTCTCAGGAAAATAATACTAACCAGATTCCGTTTATGAGTAAAACTCTGGCAATGTATGACTATCGGAAGCTTCCTGAAAAGAAGAATCTTACAGTAGCAAAGATACATAGACTCTGGGTTAGAGATTTTAAAGATGAAAAGAAGTGGCCTATCAAAACTGCAAAGATGAGTACTCTTCCAGGAGTATATCGATTAGAGTATGATAAACCCCCATTAACTCTCAGACCTGCAGATAGGCAATTCAGACCTGATGGTTATCCTTTGGGAATCGAAGACTTCAAGGCAATTATGGGATTCCCTGATAAATTCGAAATTTACCTTCACAAGAATGGAGATACCTTCGAAGGTGATTTTAAGGATTACCATTACTGGCTTAACAAGGCAAGGTATACAATTGCCAAAGGGGCAGTAGGGGAAATAGGTATTTGGTTCAAAAAATGCCTCAAAAAGGCAAATACCAAGAAACCTTGAGTTTCAGCTTTATATATAAAGTCTTATATATAAGTTTCTGGGGTGCCTTGAAATATATAGATATATAGTATACTACGTATATATATCTATATATTTATCTGCGTATATATAGCTATTCATATATCATATCGTAAGTAGTATATTTGGATATTATCTCACTTCGTTCGATAAAGGTAATCGCTTAGCGATTACCGAATAGATAGTATCATTAAAGCGTGCGACTATTTCAATTTGAAAACTTAATACATCGGATTATGAGAATGATTAATGCAAAGTACCCAATTACCGAATTGAACATTAACAACATCCTTAAGTTCTTTCGGATTATTTATCGGAATTTACCTTCGATACGTTTTGAGATTATTGAAACCAAAAGTACTTTTCAATTCAAGTTCCACATCATTAAGTCAAACTTAAGTCCAGTAGAACGTTATTGGTTGAAGAGTAAGATTAAGAAATTCATCAAGTATGAAGACATTTAAGAGGGCCTTGTTCATTGTACTTCTAGGATTTACTATTTACCTTTGCTTCAGGAATTACAAACTTTCTCGAGAGGTTGATTCCCTGGAACTAGCGGTCAATGAAATCCCAGATACAGTATACACAGAGAAACCCTTCAAACCAGAGAAGAAGTACTCAGAAAAAGTTGAACCAGGTAAAATCTTAGTTCATGATAATAAGCAGCCAACTCTCTTTCCTGATTCCATGCTAAGGCAGCCAGTTATCAGTAACCAAGATTCCCTGGTTCAAATTGTTTTGAAGAAAGATAAGTTGAACTTAAGTCTGTTCAATAAGGAGACTAACACTTATTCAACTAGACTATTCCCAATCGACTTAGATAAGTACAACTACAACTGGTATGAAGGTCAATTAACTCGAAAGAAAGTTGCAAGGTTATCACTTAGTCCATACATTTATGGCAAATACAGACCTTTCAATAATCTCTTCGATATGGGAGCTGGTCTTTCAATCAAGACTAAGAGATTTAATTACAAATTCGGAGTCAATACCTTTTACTACCCAAAGATAAAATCTGGTATAGGTACTGACATCGAATTTCAAATAACGTATAACTTTTAGATATGGCAAAGACTATCTCAGAAACTAGAACTACTTTAACTCGAGAAGAGCTATCAAACTTATCCCGAGTTTCTAGTGATGTTTTCTTTTTTAGCCTTTTTTGCTATGTGATACATCCAGTAAGAGGAAAGGTAAGATTTGATTTATACCCATTTCAGAAATCAGTTCTCTACAATTTCATTGCCCAACGATTCAATATCATTCTCAAGTTCCGTCAGGCAGGAATTACAGAACTTATTTCAATGTACTGTCTTTGGTTGGCGATGTACCATCCCAACAAAAAGATAAACATTATCTCTATCAAAGACACAACTGCTAAGAAGGTGCTTAAGAAGATTAAGTTCATGTACAAGAATCTTCCATGGTACCTTCAAACTCCCATAATCAATGGTAGAGCTGGAGAATACGGTTCTGCTTCCATGATAGAATTTGATAATGGGTCATTTATTGAATCTATTCCGACATCATCCGAAGCCGGTCGTTCGGAATCCCTTTCTCTTCTGGTAATTGACGAGGCAGCAGTAGTAAGATGGGCTGCTCAAATTTGGGCTGCTGCATTCCCTACTCTTTCCACTGGTGGAGCTGCCATCGTCAATTCCACTCCCTATGGAGTTGGTAATTTCTATCACTCAACTTGGGTAGATGCCATTGCAGGAGGTAATCCTTTTAACCCAATTCGATTATACTGGCAAATGCACCCAGAACGAGATATCAATTGGTATAACCAAATGTCTTCTGCTTTGGGAGCAAAACGAACTGCACAAGAAATTGATGGTGACTTCTTATCATCTGGTAATACAGTCTTCGACTTAGCCGATATTAAAGCTATCGAAGACTGCCTTAGTGATTACCCAGTTATTAAGAAGAGATTTAATGGTCAATATCGACAATTCTGTGAACCCGAATCAGATAAAGAATATTTCATTGGTGCAGACGTTTCAACTGGTAGAGCTTCTGACTACTCTTCATTTACTTGTATGGATAAGCTAGGAGAAGAACAAGTAGTATATAAGGGAAGAATGGCAGTGGGAGCTTATGCTAAGTTACTTGGTGATACTGGGAAGTTGTTTAACTGGGCAGTAATAGCTCCAGAATCCAATGACGTTGGTTTATCAGTAACTTCTAAGCTTCAAGACGAAGGCTACCCTAACCTTTACTACTACCAGAAGATGCTAAAGAAAAAAGGTAAAAGTAGACCTGAAATGGATAAATCCCCTGGTTGGTTAACCACCCAAAAGAATCGTTCAGTGATAATAGAGAACTTGGAAGAAGATATTCGATTAGATCACGTAATCATTAAGGATCCATTCTTTGTACAAGAAGCTTATACTTTCATCTATGATGGTTTAGGTAGACCTGTTGCAATGGGTAAACATAGGGCTAACAATTCAGCTGTAGATGTAGACCTTGAAGGAGACGTATATGCCGATGATGATATCTTTGGAAAAGCAATATGTAATCACATAAGGAAAGGAAAAACTAACGTAATCGTACAACCAAGATGAAAAAGTACTTCAATTTTAGTTGGGGTTGGGGACGTAAGAAGGACCCTCCCAAGAATGGTACATCCTCTAATAAAGAGGAGAAGCCTGCCACATCGATTTCGCCTGGTAGGGTTTCAGTTGACGATGATAGCGATAACTTAATTACATCATTACAAGGGTTGACTAAATTAGTTGAACCCTCTTTTCGTGTTGATGTGATACCTTTAATTCGGGATTTATATAAAGTAAATCCTGATATGGGCATTGCATTGCAAGATATGTTTAAGTTAGCTAACACCAGTCATACAGTAACTTTCCCTAATAATACCGATGAAGAGGCTTCAAAGATGAGAGAACATCTTAAGAAAGCCACCAAGGGATGGACCAGATATACTGCTGGTATAGATGGTTTAGTTAATAAAATGATTGTTCAACTTCTTGTAAGTGGGGCAATATCCGTAGAAGGAGTACCAAATGATAAGCTTGATGGTTTGGCTACTGTATTATTCCTTAAGCCAGAACACATCAAGTTTAAACGTGAATTAAATGGGGTGTATGCTCCTTACCAAAAGAATATAAATTTCTTTGTTAAGCAACAAGATTACATTAAGCTTAACCCAGAAACCTACTTCTATGTTGGTATGTTCAATGATACCGATGAACCTTATGGAGTTCCTCCATTTATGCCTGCATTGGATTCTCTCAAAGGACAAAATGATATGAAGATTAACTTCAAACATATCATGGAGATTTGTGGTATGGTTGGTTTCTTAGAAGCTAAAATGCAGAAATCTCCACAAAGACCCAACGAGAGTATCAAAGCTTATGAATCTCGATTATACCATGAACTTAATATCCTTAAACGTAATGTTAAAGAGGGTATGAAGGATGGAGTAGTTGCTGGTTACATAGATGACCATGAATTCAAACTCAATTCTACTACTAAGGAACTCGGTAATATCGAGAAGCCTTGGAATATGAACCAACAATCTGTAGCAAATGGGTTGGGAGTTAATGGCTCTATCATTGGGGTATCATCTACTACTGGTGAAGGTGCAACTGGTATAATGCTGTCTAAGATGATTAGCCAGTTAAAAAATATCCAAATGCTTGTAGCTTATGTATTAGACCGACTTTATTCTCTAGAACTGCGTCTGGCAGGCTTTAATAATAAGGGGATGAAGATTGATTGGGGAACTTCTACAGTTTCTGATGAAGTTAAAATCCAACAAGGTCTTCAGTATAAGATACAGAACCTTGACTTATTGTATAAGGCAGGTATCATTAGCCAAGAGCAATATGCTTGGGCAATGGGTTATGATTCACCAGATGAAAAGGAACCAAGAGTTTCACTTGAGGACCAATTTGCTAAGGGTGGTAATACAGACCCACAAGAGGGTACCAAGAAGAAACAAAGGCAGGATGATAAAAACCAATCTGCTCGTAGGTCAAGAGATAAGACAAACCCGGCTCCTTCTCGAGGAGACCAAAATACTAAAGCAAGATGAGTAAATTCACAAAGAAAAACAAAGAGCATCTTGATTCTATGGTGATAGGTCAAGGCCATACCATTATGGCTGGGTATATCCCAGAAGCAGTGGGAGCCCAGACTTTCTCAGAGAATTATTACAAATGGAAAAATCCTACACCGGATTCCATTGCTCAATTTGGGTTTTGGGGAGGGGATATAGATTATAATACTTACTATCCCAACCTAGACAAATCGGAACTAACTCCTAAGGACGAAGAGTTTATCGAACCAATGTTCAGATTACTTTCAGAAACGATTGTATCTAAGAATTGGAACCCGACAGACTTTGGTCAGAATGGAGTACTAAAGGCTTCTATGAAGATGTTGCTTGGTCAAACAGTAAACTGTGACCATGAAATCAACATCGGTAATGCTATTGGTGCTGTATCACAAGTAATGTGGCAGGAATCCTATAAAGACGGTAGCTTTACTATACCCGCTGGTATCAACGGTATTCTGAAAATCGATGGTAAGGCAAACCCAAGAATTGCTAGAGGCATCCTTATGGAACCTCCTTCAATTCATAGTAATTCAGTTACTGTACAATTTAAGTGGGATAAATCCCATCCCCAAATGGAAGATAACGAATTTTATCAGAAACTGGGTACTTATGACTCTAAGGGAGTTATGGTACGTAGAATTGTTACTGAAATTGTTCGTTACCTTGAGACCTCACTAGTTTCACATGGTGCTGATTCATTTGCCCAGAAAATTGGCTCGGATGGTAAAATCATTAACCCAACCTTTGCCAAAAGAACTTGGGCATCTTATGAAGAATACAGAGATGATAAATCGAAGCAATACTTCTTTACTGATTATAAATCAGATTTAACATCATATCAAGAAAAGAACGATACTCAGGGTTCTTTTAATGATAATGATGCCAAGGATAATCATTCAAATAAAAATAACATGAACGAAGAATTACTAAAATTTCTTGAAAGCCTTTTCGGGGATAATATGCTTACCCTGGAAGAAGGTAAAGAGATGAATCAGGAAAATGTAATTGCCTGCATTCAGACTTTGGTATCATCCAGAAACGAATTGCAAACTTCGGTAGATAATCTTACTACAGAGAAAACTTCTCTTACGGAACAGATTACCAACTTGAATGCCGAAGTAGCTAACTTGAAGGAAATGGCAACCGTAGGAAAGAATCACATTGCTTCTCTCCGTGAAAATGCCGTAGAAACCTACAAGAAGTTAATGGGTGATAAGGTAGATGAGACAATCGTTACGATGCTCAATGCCGAGACTACTGGTATTACTACTCTTATTTCCTTGACCAAGGATTACCAAGCTCGCTTGGAAGAGAAGTTCCCTCTCACTTGCTCAAAATGTGGTTCTAAGGACGTCAACCGTGCTTCCTCAATTGCTGAGGATGATACCGAGGGTAAAACTGGAACCCAGGGTACTGATACCCAACGGAATTCAGAATCTCCGAGTACTAAGAATGTAATCGATAACTTGTATCGAAACAAAATCAAATAACTAATATAAATAATCCGCGTTATGGAAAAAACTAAAATCGTAAACGACCCTCAGCAACTTACTCTCTTTGGGGAAAGAACCCCGAGAGCGGTGATTTACAAAAGTGAGTCACACAAATTGCACCAGGCTTTCAATGTTAAATCTGGAGAGAAAATCGTACAGGGTATGCCAGTGGCTTTGAATGAAGAAGGTTTGATTTACCCTTGCACTGATACAGCTACTCAAGTTTATTTGGGTGTAGCAGTAACGGATAACGTTAACCCTGCTTATCAACCTCAAAGAAATTTCCCGGTAGAGGTAACAGTAGCTATGGAAGGTTACATGATTTGTAACTGGGTATCAAACGGAAATATCGAAGCTGGCTATGTAACTCCCGATGGAAAATTGCTTAACGATAGATTCGTAAAAGCTAACCAAGCAACTTCAACCCAGTTCATTGCCCTTAATCCAGCAGAAGAGGCAAATGAGGTAATTCAAGTACTCATCAAATAAGAGAAAAGAAATTATGGAAAATAAAATAGATATTACAAAGTTGAAGGCTCAGGATTTTATGAATGAGCTGCCGGAAATGGTAAGAAGCTTGGAAGCTGTTCGTTCCGGTTCACAGGACAAGAAGCCTGTAGAGGTAACTTTTGGAGAATTGGTTACCGGTAAATGGGGTATTTCAGAAGATGAACTTTTTGAAAAGATGGGCATCAATCCAAAAGTGGACACGATGCAGAACATCTTTACAATGCCTCAACAGAATGTTCGTTGGATTGTTCCGGAAATCATCCGTGCTGCTATCACATTGGGTATGCGCCAGGCTCCGTTCTATCCGAACATCATTGCATCTGATCAACCCATCAATGGTTTGCAAGCAATCATGCCGATGGTTAACATGTCGGATGCTGCCCCTGCAAAGGTTAATGAGGCAGAAACTATCCCATTGGGTGATGTTAGCTTCGGACAGAAATCAGTTAGCCTCTTCAAAATCGGAAAAGGTTTCAAACTTACTGATGAAGTTCGTAACTATGTTTCACTCGATGTCTTGGGAATCTACCTTCGTGATTTTGGTGTTCAGTTGGGTTATGCTCTGGATACTTTGGCTATGGACGTTGCTATCAATGGTAACAACCCTGATGGCTCTGAGTCTGCCCCGGTAATCGGTGTATACGAAACAACTAACGGTATCACTTACAAAGACCTTCTGCATATTTGGGTACGTGCTGCTCGTATGGGACGTAACTTCCAAACTATGATTGGTGGTGAAGACCAGGCAATCGAAATGCTGAACTTGCCGGAATTCAAGGATCGTCACTCTGGTACTACAGAAGCTACTCTGAATGTTAAGTCTCCTGTTCCCAAGAATGCTGATTTCTACATTCACCCGGGTACACCAGACCAACAGTTGCTGTTGATTGATACATCTGCTGCCTTGATTAAGCTTACTGCTCGTCAGTTGATGCTTGAATCTGAAAGAATCGTTTCTAACCAGACTCAGGCCATCTATGCAAGCTTGACTACTGGCTTCTCTAAGATGTACCAGGATGCAACTCTGTTGCTGGCTGCTGACAAGAAGTTCTCAGAATTCGGCTTCCCCGAGTTCATGAACGTAGACCCCTATTTGATGGTTAACCTCGAATAATAAGGACCGTCCGGTTTCATCTATATAAATTCCCTGAGAGGGTAGGTAACTAAAAAGACCTATCCTCTCTTTAATCATTTTTAAATCTTAGGAAATATGGCTAAAGATAAATATACAGTAACTGTGGGACCAAGAGCTTACAGTTTTCATGACCAATCAACTGGTATTACCGTTTGTAGAGGAGAAGACAAGGAACTCTCTCGTCGTCAATTCCGTGCACCAAAGATTCAGAAGGCAATTGCCTCTGGCCATCTGATTATCATTGCTGATAAATCAGAAATCGAAAAGTATTCAGAGGCCGACATCGAAAAGTTGGATAAGAGACTGAATGCTCAGTTCAAGAAAGGCATGACTCTTGAAAAACTTGCAAAGGGATATTCCCTGGAAGAACTGAAACTGGTAGCAGGTCTTCATGAAATCGTTGCCGAGAAAGATGATACAGTAGAAACAATTCTTCAGGCTTTGCTGGAAGAATTCGAATCCTCTTCTAAAGGGTAATCTATGAAAATTACATAAGACAGACTAATATGAATAACAATCTGGACTTTTTGTACGTTACGTCAGGTCTGGAAGTTTCATTCAGAGTCATATCCAAAGTCCCGGCCAAATCTATTTTTGACTGGGACTTTGGCGATGATAAGGGAGAGGTTTTCAATGGTGGAAGACATGTTTCCTATTCTTATGAAACTCCCGGTTTCTATACCGTAACATTACATGTAACTAACTCTAGCGGTTTAGATATCACCGTAGATAAGACTCTGGTAGTTTGTGATTATGGGCATACGGCATTAGCCGATACAATATATAACTTAATCGACCATTATATACCTTCAGAAATATCTGATGGGATGACCAGGGAAGAGAAATCTATTTACATCACTAAGTGGCAATATTACATTGGACCTCTAGTAAACCATACAATTGCACCCGATAAGTATACGGATGAATTATGGTATGAAGCACTAGAAAACCAATTAATAATGGAATTGGCAGCATGGGATTTTCTCAATGTGAAGATACTTAATCTATTAACGAGTACTTCCGAATACTTAAGTCAATTAACCTCTACCAAAGAACAAACTGGTGATGGTACTTCTAAACCTGAACTTGCTCGTGGTGATAGGATAAAACAAATCACTACTGGGCCCACTGAAGTGCAATATTATGATACCTTGGCAGATGCTACAAGTTCCCTATGGAAAACACTTTCTCAAGCAATGCAACCAGGTGGATTAATAGATGAATTAAGGAAGAATCTTTGTATGTTAGCTTCACGATTGGAAATCTACTTACCGTTCTGTGATGAAGTATTTAGAACCGTAGTCCCAAAAGTAGTTAACAGAAGGCAACCTGGAGTATTAGATGGGCCAAATCCAAGTGCTCCAGTGAAAGGTGGTAAGAAATCAATTCTAACTAAGTTATGACAAAAGAACCCTGGAGAATGATAAAGAACCGCTCTTGGGATAGATACAAGAAAATTATCACTGACTTCTTAGATTGGGATGCTGGTAGGCAATCCATAACCTGGGCCAAACATGTTAATCAGCTTCTCAGTCATGCCGAAGACAGTATACCTAAATATTATAACATCCAAATCGAGGCATTATGTTACTACAATGCTTTCAGAAACTGGCCTATCAATAAGGCAACTATTTCAGGAGAATTGGATGATGAAAACTTATCAATACTAATTTCTAAATCTTATATAGAACAAATCGGTTATCTTACACCGGAAGGTTATTGGGATTTTAATTGGGAACAAGATAGGTTTGTAATTAATGGTATAACGTATAAGCCTTCTGGAGATACTCAGACTGCTCAGGCAAAGGATGAGGCTTTAGTTTTCATGATTATCCTAAAGAGAGACCGAGATACCAAAGTTGAATTTGTAGAATAAAAATAAAGTATATGGCAAAGATGTTAGTACTGAGGTGGACACCAATTACTACAAACAGTGGAATTTGGTTTGATAGTAATCTGGTTATCCTCAATGGTACCTCTGGAGTTCATATTGAAATGAAAGGTAATGGCAATGATGTAACGGCATTTCAATCGATGACCGGAAACAAATTTGTCACCTGCTTTCAAGATTACTTCGGGGATATCTGGGATAAAATAATACCTCATCCTGGTATAGGCCAGGTAATAAAGTTCCGTGTAAATAGACTTCCTGATTATGCTTGCATACGGGGAGATATTGAGGACGGTGGAGATGTAGACCCCGAAAATCCGGATGTACCAATGAATGCCTTCTGTGGTTCAGAGGGAGAACCATTCAGGGATATCGATTCTGAATTCTTACTGGGTCGTCAACGTGCAGTAATTAATCCTTAAATTTTATAAAATATGTATGTAAGTAAGTATTATACCTGCGAAGAAATAGACCAGCGGTTATTACAGGGTTACTATGATGACTTTGTTAAAGCTGGCTTTGGAGGAACTATAAATGAGTTCTGGGCCTTCGTACTTTCTATCAAGAATAAGGTAGATAAGAAAGAAGGATACGACTTATCGAAAAATGATTTTACCGATGAGCTAAAGGCTAAGCTGGACGGTATTGAAGAGAAGGCAAACTATATTACAAAGGTTTCTCAGCTTGAAAATGATTTGAAATTCCAAACTGAGGAAGAAGTTAAGAAGGCAATCAGTGACTTGATTGATGGTGCTGATGATGCCCTTGATACTCTCAAGGAGTTGGCAGAAGCTTTGGGTAATGACCCCAACTTTGCAACTACTATCACTAATAAATTAACCGAACTTCGTACTGCATTAAGTGAAGAAGTAAGTCGAGCTAAAGAAGCAGAGGCTGCATTGGGTGCAGCAGTAGCCGCAGTTCAGGATAATCTTGAGTATGCTGTAGAACGACTTATTAATAAGATTGATACTACTAAGGCAGACTTAAAAGCTGATATTGACCGCGTTGAGAGAAAGGCTGATAAGAATGCCGAAGATATCAAAGACCTTAACAATAAGATAACTGAAAAGAATGACGAACTCGAGAATGAACTCAAGGGACTTATTCAACAGGAAAAGGACGAACGTATTGCTGCTGATAATGAGATTAAGGAAAGTGTAAACGAACTTAAGACTCTGCATATCAATGATAAGGCAGCTATCGAAGCAAAGATTGCCGAAGAGGTATCTAATCGTACCAATGCCGATACAGTATTAGATTCTAAGATTAACGAAGAGATTACCAATCGTCAAGCCGATACCCAATCTCTTCAAGGTAAAATCGACCAGGAAAAGGTAGACCGTCATTCTGAGGACCAAGTTCTCCATAATGAAATCTCTAAAGAGGTAACAGATCGTACCAATGCAGATAATGCTTTGCAGGGTAAAATCGACCAAGAGGCACAAGCTCGTACTTCTGCTGACCAGGTGTTACAAAATAATATCGATTCAGAAGCAACTACAAGAGCTGCCCAAGATTTAGTCCTTGACCATAAAATCGAGGATGTAAAATTACAAGGACAAGCTGATAAAGCTCAATTACTTGAGGCAATCGCTGCAGAGGCTACTGCCCGTGAAAATGCGGATATCGACCTTGACAATCAGAAGGTAGATAAAAGAGAAGGTTATTCACTAACTAAGAATGACTTTACTGATATCCTCAAAGCCAAGCTTGATGGAATTGAAGAGAAGGCAAACTATATTACCCATCTCTCCCAGCTTATCAATGATGCCGGTTTCCAAACTGAAGAAGAAGTAAATGCCGCTATTCAAAAGATTATTGGTTCTGCACCAGAGGTACTTGATACTCTTAAGGAAATTGCCGATGCCCTTGGAAATGACCCCAACTTTGCAACTACTATCACGAGGAAGTTGGCTGCAATCACAGAACAGGTTAACCAAGAAATCGAAGACCGAATTGCAGGCGATGAAGCGAACAGCGCTGAGGTAGCTGCTGAAGTTCAAGCCCGTAAAGATGCAGACACTGCCCTTGAAACTAAACTGAAAGAATACGTAGATAATAAGTCTGCTACTGGCGATGCTGCTCTTGGGGTTGTAAGGGATAACCTTAATAAGGAAATCCAAGACCGTAAAGATGCAGATGCCACAATTCAGGCTAACTTGGATAAAGAGATTGCCGAAAGAAAGATTGCCGATGAAGCATATACTCAAAGTCTGGCTAATGTTAACCAGCGTATCTCAGACTTGGCTTTGAGTATGCAGGAGTCTATTAATACTTTGCGTAATGAGCTTACCGAGCAGGTAAATGCCAATACTACGGCAATTGCTACTAACCAACACAATATCGAAAGAAATTCAGAGGCAATCACAAACTTAACTAAAACTGTAGGTGATAACTACAAGGAAGTTAAGGATATGATTAACGAAGAGATTGTGGACCGTACCAATGCTGACAGTTCTTTGAGTTCTCGTATTGATACCCTTAATATTGACCTCAATACTGAAAGGGTAGAAAGGACTGCTGCTGACCAAGTTCTTCAAGTAAATCTTGATAAAGAAGTAGCAGACCGTACTGCTGCTGATAAGTCTTTGAGTACCGAGTTTACTGCTAAGTTGGATAATACCAAACAAGCTTTGGAATCTGAGGTAGAGAAACTTAATACTAAGGTAGACCAAGAGAAGACAGATAGAATTGCTGGAGATAGTGCTTTGGGAGCTCGTATTGATTCTCTAGAAGCAGGTAATTCTTCTGCTATGGACGAACTTAAAGCAAAGGTAAGTGCCAATACTACTGCTATTAATACGGAGAAAGACCGAGCTATTGCAAAGGAGACTTCGCTTGAGGCAAAGATTGATACTAACCTTCAGAATCACAAAGACGATATGGCTGGTATTAACCAGGATATCCTTACCGAAAGAAATGCTCGGTTAGCTGGTGATACAGAATTGCAGAACAATATTGATAAGGAAGCTACAGAAAGAGCTAACCAGGACACCCTTATTAATAATGCTTTGGCTCAAGAGAAGGCAGACCGAATTGCTGCTGACCAAGCCTTAGATTCTAAGAAGGTAGATAGGGTAGATGGCAAAGTACTTTCTTCAAATGACTTTACCGATATCCTCTTTGCTAAATTGGATGGCATTGAAGACCATGCTAATTACATTACCAAGGTATCTGAGTTGTTGAATGATTCAGATTTCCAGAACTCTGAACAGGTAGAAGCTGCTATTCAAAAGATTATTGGTTCTGCACCAGAGGTACTTGATACTTTGGCAGAGATTGCTAAGGCTCTCGGTGATGACCCCAACTTTGCAGCTACGATGACTGCTAAGCTTACTGAGTTGGAGAATAAGCTTACTGCCGAAAAGAATCTGCGTGAACAAGGTGATAATACATTACAACAGTCTTTCACTAACTTAAGTACTACACTTACTACTACGGTAAATGAGTTGAGAACTTTTGTAAGTGAAACTCGTACTGAGCTGTTAACTTCACTGAATGTTACCAATGCCTTGGTAACACAGAATACTGCCAATATCCAACGTAACTTGGAATTAATCCAGGGTATTCAGGATAACGTTAATGGTGGTTATACTGCAATTACCGACTTGCTTAATAACGAAATCGCTGCTCGTAAAGCTGAGGATATTCGATTGGAAGCAAAGATTGACCAGAATATATCTGACCTCAATACAGAGAGGGAAGAAAGAAAAGCTGCCGATAAGGTTCTTCAAGATAATATCGATGCAGAAGAGGCTGCCCGTATTGCTGCAGATACTGCATTAGGTAAACGTATTGATAAAGAAATAACGGACCGTACCAATGCCGATACTGCTCTTGATAATAAGTTTACGGCAATTACCAATGACCATGAGGAAAGGTTAGTAGCTGAAGAGGGTACTTCTGATGCTTTGCCAGATACTATGGTTACTGATGTCAGTACAGTGAGTAGAACGGCTACCCAACTATCTTTCAAGGTAAAGACTTCAACTAAAGATAATTCAAATAATCAATATGGGGAAGAGGCAGAAGCTACAAAGAATATACTTCAGGCAACTCAAACTCTTGCAGGTGTAATGTCTGCAGCAGACAAGGTTAAGTTAGATGGGTTAGACCCAAATTCCCTGACGGATATCTCTGCAGCTTCGGATGCTAATAAGGTAACGGTAACAGTAACTAAGGATAACGGTTTAAATGCAGATACTACAGAAACCTTTGATTTGCCTCAGGTATCTGCTACTAAGGCCGGTACTATGACTGCGAAAGACAAGGTAGAATTGGATAGAATCTCTACTGCTAACTTTGCCCTTGGTGCAGTAACACCTAATGAAACTACAGTAGGTATAGCTGCTACTAAGACGGTAGTTGAAGATGGTACTGTAGAACAAAATCCCATTACATTACCTGCTTCTACTGCAGAGAAAGCTGGTGTACAAACTGCGGCAGATAAGAAACTGTTTGATTCTATACCCGATAATATTATTATCTTATCTGGTGATAAACCAGTTGAGGTAGGTCAACAAAGTAGTCATGTTACTTTAACTCATAATTTCTCTTCCAAAAAAGAAGATGGTATTTATACTCATGAGCCTGAAGATTATAAGACTACTCATATCCCATCAGCTACTAAAGAAAAAGCCGGTGTAATGACCGCTCAAGATAAGGTTAATCTGGATGAGACATTACCCAATGATATTGCCAAAGAGGTTCAGGATAGAAAGGATGCAATCGAGGCTTTGGACGGTAAATCAGAAGCCGCTCTTGCTCAAGAAGTAGCTGATAGAAAAGCTGCAGATACTGCTTTAGATACCAAGTTTACTAAAGCTGTAAACGATGAAGCAACTGCTCGTACCTCTGCTGATACTGCATTGGGTACAAGGATTGATAAAGAGATTGCCGATAGAACTGCGGCAGATACTGCCCTTGATAATAAGTTGCAGAATAATATTAATACTCTAGAAGCTAAACATGATGATTTCGTAGCAACCAAGGGTCAAGCTGGTGGATTTGCTCCATTGGATGAAAGTGGCTTAGTACCGGCTAACCATTTGCCTTCATATGTAGACGATGTACTTGAAGTATATGCTACCTATGATGTAAGCCCCACTGGAGGTCTTACTAATGTTCAATTGTATACGGATTCAGGTCACCAAACCCCAGTAGTTGGAGAATCTGGTAAGATTTATATAAATGTTGCCGATGGTGAACCTCCATACCAATTCCGTTGGTCAGGTACTAAATTCGTAGACAGTAATACTTCGTCTCTTATCATTGGGGAAATTACAGGTACTGCTTTCGAAGGTAGTAGAGGTAAGCATCTTGAGGATGTGGTATCTAGCATGCCTAAAAATTTAATCAGTAATGTTTCAATAGCTAACAGAAATAAGCGTAATATTATTATCTTATGTAACTATTCTGCTACGGATGGTCAAGGGCATTACATTGATAAACCCGATGGGATGTTAATCCCTCTAACCCCAGCCACTACTCAAGAAGCTGGTCTGATGGATGCCGATAGTGTAATAAAGCTTAATCAAACCTTACCAGATGCTATTGAAGCTGAACAAGAGGCCCGTATTGCAAAAGATAATGCTCATGATAAGCTGATTAATAGTTTACCGAATGAAATAATGACGGTAATTAACTCTATTAATCCAGCTGCGGGTTATCTCATTCTAAAATATTTTAGATGGGTAAAGAATACTAAAGAAGGTTCATATGCTAGAGGTACTGATGTAGATGTTAATATCCCTGCAGCAACCAAAACTGCTGCTGGTGTAATGACGGCATCCGATAAAACTAACCTGGATAATACGGTACAAGGCTTGGCAAATGAAATTACGGACAGAACCAATGCTATCAATTCTCTTCGTACAGAATTAAAAACCTATATTGATAATCAAATATCCGATACAGGTTCAGATGTAACTGCATTGGAAACTAAGGTAAATAATCATATTGCCAATAAGTCTAATCCTCACTCAGTAACTAAGGCTCAAGTTGGATTGGGTAATGCTTCCAATACATCGGATGCAGATAAACCAGTATCTACTGCTCAGGCTGCTGCTATTGCCGATGCTAAAGCTGCAGGTACTGCAGCTCAAGCTTCTATCAATAGCCATGCAGGTCTAAGGAATAATCCCCATGTAGTTACTCGAGCTCAATTGGGATTGGCAACTACAGATAATGTAGTATTTGCTAAAACTACGGCACCATCCGGTTTCTTCAAAGAATCTTCAGATATTCGACTCAAATCTAATGTTAAAGATTTGAATCATACTCTGGAACAGATTTGTCAGATATCAACTAAATCTTTTGAAATAGCTGGTAAAGAGGATGAAGGAACTATTGCTCAAAATCTGGAAGCATTGGGATTTGGCAAATATGTGGATGAGACTCCAGTAGAGAAATCTACTGTACCTAATCCAGAGGAATTCGAAACCTTGGAAATCAACGGAGAAGAATACGTACTCGTAAAACAAGTTAAATACCACAAGATGTCAACCTTGGCAATCGAAGGTGTTAAACTTCTCTATGATGAGATTAAGGCTTTGAAGGCAGAGATTCAGGAACTTAAAAACAAATAAATCTTATGGGAGAGATAGCAACCTGGAGTGCTGTCAAAAGTAAAGTAGGCCTTGGTAAGGATGGTAATGACTGTCCTACCAAGGCTGAATTGTTAGCACTCTCCCCTACAGGAACAGGGGAAAATTATGTGGGGTTGGAACTATCCAATGCCGGTTCCTATGGAAATAACGAAACAGTAAAGTTAGAGGATATTCATAAGGTAACTTGGAAATATACTTTTACTCTTTGGACAGATACTTTGAATTTCTCGGCTTTAGGCGGAGAACCTACTAATGAGAAGCCTTGGTTTGGGGCTACTTCTACTAGAACTAAATATTTGGATGGTGTAGCTACTAGTACTGTAGAGAGTGTTGCATATAGTCATTCGGGCAGACCTTCTTGGGTAACTTGGGCAGACGGTACAGGTTGGAGAGCTACCGAGAATCTTGAGTTAACTGCCAGGTCTAAAACTGACGGTACTATCATACAACAAGGTTCAGGTAAAACCTATACTATCAAATGGTATCAGGAAGCAGCCTCTCAATCTTGGAGGCATGTTTGGAGTTTATCACCTACCTCTATATTATTTGGGGCTACAGGAGGTACTAAAACCTTTACCGTTGCTTCTTACAAGCAAGAATTGAGAAATGGGCATAATTATGGTAACCAAATTGCTTTAACTTATACTAGAGCCAACTCTGGTAGTGTATCTGGAAGTGGTACTTCTGTAACTATGGGTAATAATACTTCTACCAGTACACGAAGTGGTACGGTAACCTTAACCCAAGCTGAAACAGGGAAGAAGTTAACCCTATCTTGTTCTCAGTCGGCAGGTTATAGGACTTACAGTGAGATTACAGCAAGTGGAGGAAGTGTATCCGATATACCTGCAAGTGGAGGAAGTAGAAGTTCATTCTCAAGTATGCCATCATATTCTCAGACTTGGGGATGGAATGGTTCTACAACTGGAGGTGGCACAATTACAAGCGGTGCTAGCATTAGTTATGGTACTGCAGTTAGTGCAGGTTCTTTGGGAACCACGGTTAAATCTAGAACCCGGGTAGGAGCCCTTATTGGTACCTTATCACTAAATGGTAAAACCAAATCTGTAAGTGTACCAGTATACCAGGCAGCGAATTCAATTACCAGTACTACTGATGGTACACCAGTAATAAGCTTATCGGCAAATTCATATTCTATCTCTAATTCAGGAGGTAGTGTTAATATTTATGCCAGTGTAAGTATACCTATTACCAACCATTGGAGTTCAGGGTCAATAAGTGCAGGTTCTTCGAAGAGTGCTACACCTACGGTTAGTGCAAGTGGTACTGGATTTAGTTTGAATTCAGCTAAGACGGTACTTACTGCTACAGAGAACACAGGTACTTCAAGTAGAAGTTGTACAGTAACTGCATCCTATAGTGGGGCAACTACTAAGACCATTAAAGTTACACAGAGTGCTGCTTCAGTATCTTATAAGTATTACTTGGCATTTACTTCCCCTACTGGTTCTAGAACTACTTCTAGAACTGGATTATCGGCTTTGGGAGGTAATAACTTTACAGTTGATGTAGCTTATTCTTTTAAGACTAAGGTAATAAACGGTTCTGAAATAAGTACAAGATACCCATTAGCTTTAACTGTAACCTCAAAACCAAGTTGGGTTACAAATGTAGCAATCACAACGTTATCAAGTGATAATGGAAACTATGGGTTAACCTTAACCTTAACAGAGAATACCGTAGAATCAACAAGGTCAGGTACCATTAAATTAAGGCAAGCAGAGAATGATGATAATGGTTGGGAGCTTACAGTCAATATAACTCAGAATGCTGCTACTATAACCTATGATTATGTATTTAGTATATCATAGGTTATATACAACACCAGTATTTATTATATGAGAGACCCTAAAAACTTAATTATTAATTTCCTAAAACCAATAAAATTATGGGAGTAGAAGTAAAAGGTGCTGGCGATGGCGTTGTAATCGCGGACAGAGGCTGTAATGATTGTTATAACCGGAATTCCGGTTGGGGCTCCGGATGGGGTGCCGTCGGGGGTGCATTGGTAGGTGGTGGCTTTGGTGCTGCTGCAGTTTCCGTATGGGACAAAATCAATGATACTAAAGCTGACATTCAGAAAGTAGAATCTACGGTTCAAGAAGCAAAGGCAGGTATCTACAAAGATATCCCTGATGCTGCTCGTGGAGTTACTCAAGAAATCAGTGGGGTAGCAAAAGATGTTGCCGGTGTTGGTAGAGAAATCCTTAACAACCGTTTCACTACGGAAAGAGGTCTTTGTGATTTGGGCTACAAAACGAATTCGGATATCCGAGATTCTCGTGACCAAATGGGCGCAGGCTTCAATCGTGTTATGGACCGTCTCTGCAACATGGAACACCAACAGTCAGATTGCTGCTGCGAAACCAAAGGTTTGATTAAAGAAGTAAAATCTGACTTGGCTCTTCAGTTGGAACGTTGCTGCTGTGACATCAAGAAGGGCCAACAGGAAATCAAGTGTCTCATCGAGAATACTGCAAAAGACCAGGAGATTGCCCGCCTTAATCGAGTAGTAGATGCTCAGAGAGACCAGAACATTATCAATCAAGTTGTGGCTGCCTTAAAAGGTACAACTACACCGGCTCAGTAATTTTTAATTTGCTGGGATGACTAAAAAGGAGTGCATCTATTTTAGGTGTACTCCTTTTTTCGTTTTAACACATTAACTAAGGAATTATGGAACAACAAGAACAACTCACCGAATTTAAGATACAACTAGCATTACCTGCCCCAAATATAGAGGTTGCTCAAGAAGTAGCAAACAAAGCTCAGGTACTCATTAATCAATTTGGATACTATCAATTTCTAAAACTGGTAGACTTCATGCAGAAGAATCCAGGTGCAGTATCATTCGGTTTAAACTTAATAAATAGAAAATGATTATGGAAGAATTGATTTTTCAGAAAGTACAAAAGGGTGATATGATTTTCACCTTAGAGAAAGATCGTCGGTCTGGTTATCCAATCTTTGACCAAGCAAGAGTTTTAAAAGTTGGCGAAAGTAAACCAATGGCCTCAAATGGTAAAGAAGGTTTTGTTAACAGTATCGAATTAGTGATACAAGATTCAATATCTCAAATTACCATTTATTTACCAACTAATGTAAATGAAGGTATTTATAATGGTACCTATTATACGACCAATCTCGATAATATCATTAATGAGGTATCAATGCAGAAACAGAATGCTTTAAATATTTTAAATAACAAAGCCAAATTTGAGGCCGTTGTTTCTGAATGCGATAATATTCTTGGTCTAATTAATAATCGTTCAGAATCACCTCGTAATCCTGCTCCAGATTTCGAAGAATTTAAGTTATCCATGAATGAGAGGTTAACTAACCAAGAAACCCTTTTATTAAGGATTGCTCAGGAGCTGGGATTGGATAAACCTAAACAACAGTAAGAATTATGCCAAGTAAGTCGGTTAATATTACACTATCGACTCCAGTTGGCCCTCTAGAAATATACGTAGATAAACGAGAACAAGCTCGTGCAGAAAGGTTGATTGCCAAAACTCCAAGTATCTTAACCGAAGGCTATGCGAAAGGTACAGAAAAGTTTGGTAATCAACTTCTTCGTATAGTAAGACGAAGTTTGAATACGGGTGTTCCACCACCCGGTACCCATACTTCTTGGCCAAAACATGCTCCAGGTACTGTAAAGAAATATGGGGAGCATACTCTATTACGACTCACGGGTCAATATGCTAAATCCGTTACTGTAGTAAAGACCAAGAATAGAACTTTCGTTGGTTTACCAATTGGAATCAAGAAGATTACCCATACTGGTAAGACTTCAAGAAAGACTTTGAATCAGATAGCTATCATGTTAGAGTATGGTAGCAGAGATGGTAATTTACCACCTCGTCCTCTTTGGAATCCTGCATTTAAGGCTGCTGGTGGAAAAGCTGCCTTACAAAAGGAAATACGAAATGAAGTTAGAAAAGAAATAAGGAAAGTTAAAAATGGCAGCAGACTTTGAAATATCTTCATTATCCGGAACTGGTACTGCAACTATTAGGGTAAAGCCTAAGGCAGTAAACGAAGACAATATAAAAGAGCAGGTTCTCAAGGTAGTAGTTCAGGGTGTAGAAAGGGAAGTAACTCTGGTACAAAAGGCCGCTCCTAAAATAGTAGAGACCTGGGGAACTTATTTTAGTATCACTCCAGAAACTACTTCCCATACTTTCGATGGTACTAAAAGGGGTGAGACCCTAGAAATAGGTGTATACAGTTACCAACAGAAGTTTATCGATAATAAGCCTCAAGATGAATATCGTGCTGTAGATTGGAAAGTTGAAAGCTCCTCAGATTGGTTAGAGGTAACCCAAGAAATTGGAGAAGCTAATGCCGCAGGTAAGCTTACTATCAAAACTAAATCTACTAATCAAGAACATAACCCCAGTAACTATGACCCCTTGGAAAGAACTGCTATAGTTAAGATTATCTCACAGCAAGAACCTAACACTGAGATAGTTTTAAATATAACTCAATCTCCAGGTACTAGAACTACTAAGTATGGCTTTGAACCAACCCCGAATATACCATTCCCAAATCTTGGTCAAAATACTAGTACTGCTCAGATTAGTAATGTAAAGGGTTATCAGTACTACCTTATCAACGGTATTCAAGTTGCTAAATTTATAAAACAATTTAAGATAACCGATATAAGTAAGACAATAGAGGGTCAATTCCCTGGAGGTATTGGTTCTGAACCAATACCCTTTAAAGTATGGCTTACCGATTATCCTTCAAATATTGCTACTCAATGGGTTAGTGAATTAAATTGTGTTGGTCATTTACAAACCATAATGAGTGGTTTTGGAGGTATTCAGGTAACTTATAATGGGTATATTAATGACAATGGCAATCAAAGTGTTCAATTAAATATTAGATTAGGACTTTAATGGTAAACTCAGAAGAAATAGTAGAAAGAACTTTTTATATCTCTCTACTTAGTACAATGTTGGAAATGGGTCTTACCTTAAACCCAGAAGACTTCTTACCTTTGTCTCAAGAAAACGAAAAAAGATTTCAAGAGGCAATTAAAGGTATGAAGAAGTTTATACCTCTTTTTGGTATAGGGAATAATCAAGTAAAAGGCCCAAAGACTCTCCCAAGAATAACCATAGAACTACAGGGTTATTATTCGGGGGATATTGGTGTGAATAAATATATCATTGGTGATAAACTGGAGGATGGTAATTACCAAGCTTCAGAGTTTCCTTATGAAACAAAAGATATTACTATAGATGTACATCTAGTTTCTCAAACACAAGCCGATATGAGGTTGCTACATACAATCTTATATACTGGCTTACCTGCTAGAGGATACGTGAGACCATACTTCAATGATTTAGAGGAATGGGAAAAGGGCAGGCTTGCTCCCACCGGAAACCTATTCATTGAGATTGGTAATTATTATGACCATCCAGATGTAGAGCATGGTATACTTGAGAAGGTATACACCTATGTATGTAAGGACGGTATTCTTCCAGAAAAAGCTTTGGGAGAAGGTACTCTTACACCTATCAAGGATATATCGGTTCTTATTGGATTGTTAGAACAAAACGAAAATGAGATGCTAGAGTTAAAAGTACCTAAGGTATAGGTACAATACTCTAGGGTATAAATTAAACGAGTAATTAACTTTAATCACAATAGAATTATGCCAACTTCACCTCATGTTGATTTTAAGTTTAAGAACAACAATGTTCTTCAAACTACTCCCATGTTAGGAGTTTCTTGTGTATTGGCTAGAACTACTAAAGGTCCATACGATGACCCTTCAGAAATCATCTCTACATTCTCTCAGTTCCAAAGAATCTATGGTTCTGAAATTGTACCCGATGGTTCTGTATCAAATATCGAAAAGGCTTTGCAAGGTGGTTCTAAGCTTCGTGTTATTCGAGTACTTGGCAAAGGAGCTACTCAAGGTACAGTAACTGCTTCTCCGGCTGCGGCAAGAAAAGCTAAAGATTCAGAAGATGAAATCTCAGTTGCTTCTGCTGTAACTGACCCAGCTAAACCCTCTGCTTTGATTACTTTAAAATCTGGTAGTATTACTTATAGTTTTGGATTAGTAACCAAGGGATATGGAGATCCAATTGGTAGTGCAAATACTTTCCAGGTTGGTTTTTATAAGCAAGCTAATACCTTGTATTATAAAATATATTCAGCTAATGGGCAAGTACTTGAACAGGGCCCAGTAATAACCTACAAAACTGCCGATGATAACAATAACACTTCGGTAGATTACCTTGCTCTTAGTGCATTTGCTAAGAACTCGGAATATATTAAGCCGGTAATTACTGCAGGTTCTTCTTTTGAAAACCTAATTAAGTGGCTTACCGATGATATTGATGGTACTAAGAATGCTATCACTATTACCGTGGGAGATGCTGCACCCTCCGAAACAGAGAAACTGTTTAATGGTACTATCGGTAGTGCAGGTTCCACTCCAACTGCCGAAGAATGGATTACTTCCTTGGATTTGGTAAAAGATTACACCGACTTCTACCAATTATTTATTTCACATATCTCTCAACACCTTACTACCGATTCAGATGTACTCAAGGTATATAAGGCTGCTGCAGATATGGCAAAGGAATTGATGGAATGGGTACTGTATATCGAAGTTCCCAAACATTTAACCCATTATACTCAAGGTACTCAGGCAAGAGATTACAAAGCTCAGGTAACTTGGGTACAGACTTGCCTTGGTACTGTAGGTAACTCTAAGTACATTGCCTACTTTGGTGGTGGACTTAAGTACTACAACGAAAACGGTAATCTTCAGGATTCCGATGTAGTGGGTACTATTGTTGGTTTGGGAGATGCCTCTGCTACTCAGTATGGTCCTTGGAAATCCTTTGCTGGTATGAACCGAGGGGTTATTGGAGATGCAGTTGGTCCAGTATGCCCCAACTATGGTTCTCCTTCTCGATATAACGAACTGAACACTCTTGCTCAGAATTATATCAATGAGATGGTAATCAAAGATACTCCAGATGCAGGTAAGCAAACCATGCTATGGCATTGCTTCTCTTCTCAAGTGAAACAGGATTCTGAAAGATTCCTTTCAATCGTAAGACTGAACCTTTACCTGAAGAAGTTCCTTCGCCCGGTACTCAACAAATATATCGAAGAACCAAACGTTTGGAGTACTTGGAAGAGAATCTGGTTGGAGGTTAAACCTACCTTGGATTCTTTGGTAGACGAAGATGCTATGACCGAGTATACCTGGATGGGTGACCAAGATGCAACTTCTTGGGATGACCTTTCGGTTAATAACGAAGCAGATGCTCGTCAGGGTAAGTACCGTGCTATCCTTAAGTATAAGGATGTAGTTCCTATGCAAGAGGTAACTATGGAGATTGTAATCGATGCAGCTTCTAAGGCAGTATCAATCGTAGAAACAAGTAATAACTTATAAACTCATAACACAATGGGAGCAAAAGTAAAAAACCCACGGAAGAAATTCTTGTGGAGCATCATGTTCCCCAAACACCCTATCAATACTTATCTATTCCAAAGTTGTACTTTGCCAGATATTGAAATTGACCAGGTTGCTCATGGGGACGTCAATAGAGACGTTAAAACTGCAGGTAGGGTTACTATAGGTAATCTTATTGTAGAGAAACTTATGACTACTGCAGGTTCAGACACATGGCTTCATGATTGGCTTTATGCTTGCCAAGACCACATAGTTGGTGGAGGTTTGGTACCAAGCCAATATTGGGAAACGGCTATTGTAAATGAACTTGCCGAAGATGGAGTCTCGGTTCTTAATACCCACGTCTTCGAAGAGGTATGGCCATGTAAGATTACCGGCTTAGACTTGGACAGAATGGCTTCAGAGAATACCATAGAGTCCATAGAGTTCTCGGTGGGTACTGCAGACAAATACTAATTCCTTAGTCTATTTTCACTAAGATTCGGTGGAGGGGTGGGATTCCTGTGATAGGAGCTCACCCCTTTCTTGTTGTTATACGGAGTACTATGAACATTTGTAAACATTAAATATATCAAAATTATGGAATTTAGAACATTTAGATTTACCGGACCTTCTGGTTTCGAATATGAAATCAGAGAACAGAATGGTGCTGATGAAGATATTCTCAGTAACCTTTCAGACATGAAGACTTTGATGAACCTTACTAAGTTCATTGCAGCAATCGTAATTAGAACTACGGCTACACCCAATGGGAAATTAACCATAGATGATGCCCTTAACTTACCAGTCAATGACCGTTATGCTATTATCTTCAATTCTCGTATCTTCTCATTGGGAGAGGAAGTAGAATTTGAATATGATTGGGGCAAAGAGAATGGAGGTAAAGTTACTTATGGCCAAGACCTTCATGAGTTCCTTTTCGATTATGGTACTGCTCCAACTGTAGAGGATTTAAATCAGAAGCCAGATGCTATCCCTTATTATCCAGAGGGAGTTAGATTGGTAGACCATGAATACACTCTTTCATCTGGCAAGAGAATTAAATTCGATTGTATGACTGGTAAGGGAGAACAAGAGTTCATGAAGTTGCCTTTGGATAAACAAACTAAGAATGCCCCTCTTCTTTGTAGGAACCTTTACTTAGAAGTTGATGGTAGTTGGGAAAAGGTAGAAAACTTTACTCCATTTACTGCAAAGGATATGGCTGAGATGAGAAAGTATATCTTATCTATGGACCCCATTTTCAAAGGTGAGTCTCACATCACTAATCCAACCACTGGAGAGGAAAGAACTTATCCTATAGTTTGGGCACCGAATTTTTTCTACCTGACGGAAGAGTAATGTTAGAGAGTGATTTTGTTTATATCACCAGAGCCGAGATAGCCTTAGACTATTTCGGCTTTTTACGTCTTCCGTATCGAATAAGGAAAATATTCAAGGATATGGCCGAGCAATATTATAAACAATTAAAGAAAAGAAAATAAATTATGAATACCAGTAGGAGTATAGTAGAGGTCGGTGTTGCCATGGTTTTAAAAGACCGATTCTCTCAAGAAGCTGGCAAGATATCTGGGTCATTCAGAACAATGATGAATGATATGAATACTTGGAATAGGGGTATACAGATGTCAGCTTCTAATACAATGGACTTCGGAATGCAGCTCGTAGGGGGAATGGCAAGGGCCTATAAATACTCTGCGGGTGTTCAGAATGAAGTTTGGACTGCTTCGAAAATTGCTGGTGCTACCATTGCAGAACAAAGAGAAATGTTACAATTGGCAAAAGATGTCAATGAGATAACTCCTCTTACTGCTTCGGATGTTGCATCAGGACAAAGATACCTGGCTATGGCGGGTAATAAATTCGATGCTATTAAAGAGATGATTGGGCCAGCATCTAAGCTGGCTTCAATCTTTACAATGCCAGTGGGACAGAAAGGTGGTGTAGCTGACTTGATGACCAATATCATGTCAATGTACCAAATCCCAATGACGGAAGCTGCTAGAGTAACCGATGATTTATATACTGCAGTTACTAATGCAAATATATCTTTAACAGACTTAGCCCAGTCCATATCTTATGCAGGAGCAGATATGGCAACTGCTGGAGTAGACCTTCGGCAAACGGCTGCTGCTATTGGTGTATTGGGGGATATGGGTATACAAGGTTCTATGGCAGGTACCTCACTGGCTAATATGATTCGTTACTTACAACTATCCCTTGTTAATCAAAAAAAGAAAGGCTATAACGCTTTAGCAGACTTGGGCTTAAGTCCCGATGAATTCTTCGATGCTCAAGGTAACCTTATAGACCTTTACACTATCTATCAGAAGTTTGCTAAGGCCGCAGTAGATTTACCTTCACGAATTGAAACACCAACTTTCTTCAATATCTTTGGAGTTCGTGGTAATCGTGGTATGCTCCCCGTACTTAGGGATATTGCTTCTGGTAGAGATAAGATGGGTAAGATACTTGCTACTTATGACCAAAACATTGGGGCAGTAAATCGACTCAATGAAGAACGTCTTAAAACCGATGCAGGTGTAATTGACCAATTCGAATCAAGTATAGAGAACTTAACAGTTACCGCAGGTGCAGCTTTGGGTAGAATCTTTACCCCAGTACTAAATGTGGGTAACTCTATAATCAAAGTAATTAATTCTATCTCAGAAACTTGGGTTGGAGGTTTTGGTCTTAGAGTTGCTGCTACCGGAGTAGTAGTAGGTACTATTGTTGCAGGATTTAATACTGTAAGAGGTATTATTAGGTCTGTTGGGTATTTACAGACTATTGCTACTGCTTCTACTGAAGGTATGTCTGCTGCAGCAATAAAAACTAATACTCAGTTTGCCATTATGGAAGCACACATGGTAAGCATGGTTAACCTTATGAGAACTATGGTTCAGCTTCAAATGATGTCAAGTGGTATTGGTATGAATTCTGCTGGTAGATTTTATAACACTAAAACCGGAATATATGTTAAGACACCAAATCCTGGAGTACCATTAGCAACTTCCATGGCCGGTAATTTAGCTGGAGGAGCTTTAGCCGGAGCAGGTGCTCAAGTGGGTAGTCAAGTAGTTAAGCAAGGTGCAATAAAAGGCTTGACTTCAATAGGAGGTAGACTTTTGGGATTACTCGGGGGGCCTTGGGGGTTAGCAATTACTGTAGGTCTTCCTTTATTAATCGAGGGTATTAGTTACCTTAGTAATTCAGTAGATAGGAATACTGAAGCTCAGAATAAAGAGAAAGAAGACCCAACTACCATTAGAGCCCAGAATGAAGAGAAATTTATTAACGCTGTTAGATTAGCTATCAAGGAAGGCATGAGAGATTCTCGTATCAATATCTCGGTAGATGGTCAAGCAGTTGGTGATTATGCTCCGGGTTCTCAACAAGATTTTACTGGAGCAGCATTTGTAATGGGTATAAATTAAAAACACTATGGCTAGAGTATTAAATAAAGCAGCAGGTAAGGTTGTTGAAAAATACAATGACTTTACAAGAGATACGGCCGGTGTTCTTACTGGTCCTTTAAATAAGCTATGGAGAGCTCGGATATTACTCAACCGAGCTACTTCGTTTCTTCCGAAAGATGATGCTCCAAAGGGTAAACTCTATACTCCCAATGGGGTAATGGGAGAAGCTCAGATATCCTCTAAGAACCCAGTTCTAAATAAACAGCTCCAAGCTAAATGGAGAATGGAATTACAATTTCCGAGATTAGAAGAAGGTGAAGGAGTAGACCCAGCAAAAGGGAATAAGAATACCACTAATTACAGAAACTTTGAGGCTAAAGCCGATGTTATATATCAGAATGAAGTAAGGATATATAACATGACTGTTAACCCTACTCAATATATTATCCTACAGAATAGACCTCCGGAATTGGATTTCCGAGGAGAAACTACATGGGCAACCATTAAATCTATGGGAAGGAATACTCCCATGTATCATTTTACTGGTGCTGAGGACATTATTCAATTCAATGTATCTTGGTACTGTAATGACCCAGAAAATCCTGAAGAGGTAATCAATAAATGTAGGTTATTAGAAGCATGGTCTAAATCTAATGGTTATCAGGCTGCCCCTCCGATTGTTAAGATTGAGTGGGGAGATTCCGGTATATTTGATAATCACAACTACATTCTTACTTCAGCAACTTATACTCTGAAGAACTTTCAGAATGGTTATCGAATAAGGGTACCTGGAAAGCCAGCTACTTTTGGTAATGGTAGGTTATTGCCTGCAGCAGCAACTCAAGAATTAATTTTCAAGAGAGTAAGTGCATATAACTTATCCTATGGGGATTTTATAAATTCTGATTCACTTAAAAAGACGGGAGGTATTAAATATGATTGATGTTAACCAATATCTAAAGGGGGCTAGCCCATATAATAATGCCTATGCTCTGAAGTATAACGATGGGGATTATTCCTTAGAAGCTAAACCTCCAGTAGTACCGGAATCCTCTAACGATATTCAACATACCGTTAAAGATGGGGAAACCTTGCAGAACATTGCTTTCAGGTACTATGGTGATTCTGGTAAGTGGTACATTATAGCTGAAGCTAATAAGATACTGAATCCTTTTAAGGAATTAGAAATGGGAACTCTAATAAGAATACCGACTTATGGCAGCTAAACAGAAACCTATATTATATAATGGAATGGGCCAACCCTATTTGGCCCTTTTCAATTTCGGAGGTATGCCTATAATGAATCCCATTACAGGTATACCCCTTGGAGCGTATATAAGTACCTGGAGTTATAGATACGATGAGGAAAAAGAAAACTTGGCTACTCTTACTTTTGATACGGGTAATCCTGATACAGTAGACATTGCTGATATCCAGGAGAACCAACAGATATGCCTTCAATGGGGTTACATATATCCCGATGGCCAATTCATATCTGGACCTGTGAAGATAATTAAGGTAAGAGAGTTCGAGGCAGTATTCGATTCTACAGGTACTCATGTAACTATTAAGTGCATTGATTCTTCAGGGGATTTAAGATTTCAGCCTGCTTATGTTCATTCGGACATGGAAGGTTATAAATTATCTACCTATTTAGACAATGGTTGTGGGAATGCTACTGGTGTAATCATAGAAATATTTCAGTAATGGAACAACAGATAATAAGTAATAAAGTATACGAGTCACTACAAGTACCTACAGAGAATACCCGTACTACTACTGGTAAAGTACTTTATGCTAACAAATACAGTGGGATAGCTGAAGTAGCTATGCCAGAAGATTTGAAAGCTTTGATTGATAGTGACTTTGGCTTGGTGGGTAAGAACGTCTTAGTTCAATTAGAACAGAAGATGAAAGGGTACACTAATGGGCCTTGGTATGTAGATTCAAGAGATGGGGTTATCTATATACATAATCGGAAATTCTATGAAGAACCTGTATGTACTTATACTTATCAAGGGGAGAATGGAGAAGTACTTAGAGTATCTTTTGCTACTCAGAAAATAACTAAAAGAGTTAAAGCCGTATTAGCTCCCTCTCTAGACCCAGATAGTAAAGATTTATCTGTATTATCAACTAATATAAATGAGCCAGAGGATAAACCTCCGTTAGCTTTAAGACCTCCTATGGCTCAGGTAGATAATCTTATGGTGTCTAATATTACTGGCAATGGGTTTGAAGATTATAGAAGTCATCCTACTACACCAACTGAGGTAATGGATGCTTGGGACACTCAGCTTCAGTATAACATGGAAAAAACTGCAGAATATAAAAAGAGAGTAGAAGAATATGAAGCAGTGGGTCCAGTAGGTGCTTATGAAGCAGGTAAGCAAAGGAGATTTGATGAAATGTCTACCGAAGAAATACGAGCTACCATTAATCAAGCAGCCAACGAGTTACCTGATGATAAGAAGAATGCCCTTAAGCAAGTGCTAAGAAACTCTAAGAATGGTAAAGAGTTAGAAGCTAATCTTAAGAAGCTCTTAGAATGCGAAATGTATCTTTTCGAAGATGAAGATGGTATGGAATTTATGGTAGAAGAGTATGTAGACCCCTTAGATTATGACCCAGAAGGTTACACTTCTAAACAATCAGGAGCTGGTATAGCTTCTGGTATCAATTTTCAAGCTGGAGTATTACCTGCTTCAAAGAGAGGTTTCGAAGCTTTAAAGAAAGACCCATATACTGAAGTATTATCCGATATGGAAGTTGATACTACTAAGGGTTATGGTCAAGGTCAATATGGTAAGAGGGTTAAGGTAAGACATATGAAAAGGGTAAACCTTAAAGTTCCGATTTATCAGCTCTACCATAACCTATTCAGTAGATATGGTGGAGCTGATAAGTATGCTTGGGCAGCTAATGCTAATGCTAATGGGGGCTTAAAGCAAACCGAAAAAAGATTAGTATGTCAACTTCAAGTGGTTGGTAGACCCATGCTAGCAACTTCCCAAATAATCCGAATAGATAACGTAGGAAAACGTTGGTCAGGGCTTTGGTATATAAAACAGTGTACTCATTCAATGGATGCTGGGCAAGGTTATATAACTAATATGGAGTTAGTAAAGAATAATTCTAAATCAGGTTCTGTAACTTCTAAGACTGATTTATCTACTCAAAATATTGTAGCTAATGATGCTAAAGCTAATGCTAAAACCAGTAAGGGTCAAGATAAAAAAGCTTTAAGCACTTCTCAAAATCTTAACCTTAATTTTACTTATAATGAGAAGGTATACTATAATGAACATTTCTTGAATGATAAAGGAGACATTATTGATATTAAGGGCCAAGCTGAGTTCATTCGAAAGAAAGCTTATTATACGGAGATAAATGCCGATAATCCTCAAGCCTTAGCAGAGGGTATAGTATTATCTACTGGTAATACAGTTACATCTAAGGGTAAGTTAATCCCAGGCAAGATATCAGTTAAACAAATCCAAGTGCCTGAAGACTATGAGGTTAAGTTTAATTATATGGCCATAGCTAATCGAGTATACCGAGACATAGCTAAAAGGCATAAGCGAATAGCAAGTCAAATCTATGTAGAAAAATAAGGATATGAGTTACGAAACAGCAAAGATAATAACCGATGAAGGCTTAGAGGGTCTTGGTCGGTATTACTCTGTTTATCGGGGCATTGTTATTGATAATGACGATGTAGAGAAACACATGAACAGAGTAAAGGTGTGTGTTCCAGAGGTAATGGGGGGAGTATTTGCTTGGGCCTATCCTAAAGGACAGCATGGTTCAATTAGTTCTGGTTTTAAATTCCTAGCTCCTAAAGTGGGGGATATGGTATTTGTTACTTTTGAATTTGGGGACCCAACTAAACCCCTCTGGGAATACCATGGTTGGGGGATGAGCCAAATACCCCAACCCTTGGATGGCCCCAATAAAATGGGGATAGTTACTCCTGAAGGAAACTTAATAGTCATAGATGATGATAACGGAGAACTTAATTTACATTTCAATGGACCTGTAAATGTTCGTTCAGAGAAAGAAATAGTAATAAATGCCGATGGAGATATAAATGTATCTTCGGGGGATTCAGTGATACTTAATACTGGAGAAAATGGTGGGATAATCAATATTTTTCAATTAACCGAAAAACTAAATCAAACCATTCAAGAACTAGAACAACTTCGCAGTATGTTCAACTCTCATGTACACTCGGGTGTAACTACTGGACCAGGTTCTTCAGGTCCAACTCTAACTCAAGCAACTAAACCTTTCTCACAATTCGTTGTAGACGATTATGAGGATAAAACCTGCATACACTAATGGAAAAGAATTACTTTACAGACTTAGTTGGTATAGGTGTAACTTATCCTATCCAACTTACAACTAATGAAAAGGGTGAAAGAGGTTGGTACCCAGTAAATGGGGATTTTAAACTTATCAGAGATAATATAAGTTCGATATTATATTACATGATAGGCCAGAGATTTCGACAGGAAAACTTTGGTAGTAAATTATGGCAATGTATTGAGGAGCCAAACTCACAAGCCCTAAGTTTTATAATTAAAGAGTTTTTAAAACAAGCCATAGGTGCTTGGGAACAAAGGATAACCTTCCAAAATATCACAGTTACTAGAGTTGATGCAAAAATACACATAGAAGTAACATATGTAGTAAATGGAACAAATTCTAGTCAGTACCTCGATATCACCTATGACCGGTCGGATAATTCATTAAATACACAATAATATGGGAATCACAAATAAATGGCTTAACCCATACCAGAGGTCTTATCAACAGATTAAGGCCAAGCTGGTTGAATCCCTTATGGGACTCAAAGACCCTCAAGGTCAGAAACTCATAACGGATTATTCTGAGGGGAATATCTTAATTATCATCCTCTCATTGTTTGCGGCAATTGCCGAAGTACTTCACTACTATGTAGATAACATGGCAAGGGAAACCTTTCTACCTACGGCAAGAAGGTATGATTCGGTAGTTAAACATGGGGCTTTAGTAGATTACCATGCTCGAGCAGCAATTGCTGCTACCGTAGATGTAACCTTATCCAGAAGCATTACGGGTAATTCTATTGGAGCCAAGTTAACTATACCTCAGGGTACTCTGTTTACAGATTCTAGCGGTAACTCCTGGTTATCTGCTAGAGACGTAACCTGGTATTCAAATGTAACTACTTGTAAAGTACCAATAGTTCAACATGAGAAGTATACTGTAAGTGCTCTCAATAACATGATAATACCCACTGGAGATAGAGTTATAATTAATCTTGGTACTCTACCCAATGGTAAGTATTATGAACAAGGTTCTATGTCATTGCAGATAGGTGGGGAAACTTGGGTATTGGTAGATACATTTGCAAAATCCAAACCTACAGACAAACACTTTATGGTTTCAGTAGATGAGGCACTTAACCCTTACATAATGTTTGGGGATGGTACCTTTGGTAAGAAACCCTCTGCAGGTGCAAAGATAACTAATGTGGTATTCTATTTAACCAATGGTACTCAAGGTAATGTAAAGAGTAATACTATCACTTCTGTACCTTCAGTAATCTCTTCTTCAATTACAGATGCTACAGTAAGTAACGCTTATGATGCTGGAGGTGGTTCAAACTATGAAAACTTTACTATGCTTAAAGAACATATACCTTTGAGTGTAAAGACTTTGGGAGTAGCAATTACTAAAGAGGATTTCGAAAGTTTGGCCATGTTGGTTGATGGAGTAAACAAAGCTAAAGCCGATTATGAATGTGGTAGAAAGCTTACCGTATATATTAGTCCAGATGGGGGAGCTGTGGCTTCTTCCGAATTAATCAGTAGAGTATACAACCTATTATCTCAAAGGGCACCTATGACTACTTGGTTAAAGGTTAAATCTGCAGGTAAGGTTCAGATTATTCTAGAGATGGAAGTTACTGGTAAGAAATCTTATAAAACTGCAGAGATACAAACTCAGATACTTACTGCATTATATAATGCCTATTCTCCGGAACAAGCTCAGATAGGTGGTGATGTAAGAATATCAGACATCTATGCTTTGATAGATAACCTTTCTACGGTAGACTATCTACATCTTACCAAGTTCTACATTAAACCTTGGCCCATCACCATTTACGGTAACAAGGAGTTAAGCTTGGGTCAATTTAAGTTAAACAAAGCTACTGGGTCAATGACCTATTACATAACCTTTAATTCTTCAACTACATTTACTGTACGTTCGGTATCTAACGGTTATGTAACTACCGGGACAGTAGGTAACTCTATTCAGATAATAGATAAAGCAAATGGTTTTGATTTCTCTTTGGACATTCAGAACAACAGTTATCAATCAGGATATAGGTACTCTATTACTGTATCAGAACCTAACCATGATTATGAAGACCCAGGATTTAACTTACCGGTATTCGAAAATGCTTCACAACTAACACTAACCGTAAAAGAGATAGTATAATGATAAACCTAAAAAATCTAATCGATTTTTTACCATTCGAATATAAGGACCAAGATACTTATAAGGTAAATGGTAAAGGCATCTTAGAAAGGTTTCTAGAAATTTGTGGAGAGCATTTTGAAGATTATATTACTAAGGATATTGAGAACATTCTGGATATTATCGATATAGATAAGACACCAAATATGTATCTCAATTTCCTTTGGCAATTTCTCGGAGAAATGCCTTTTGCTTATGGGAACACTATAGATGCACAGAAATGGGCGGAGTACTTTAATGGGTTCTACTCTGATAGTAAACTCCAAGAACTATCAAAGCTTTGGATAATCCCAAAGGAAGGACCTTTTACATTAACCAGTACTCAAGTAAGAAACATACTGAAGTATTCAATATCTCTTTTTAAAATAAGGGGTACCTCTGAGTTCTTCGAAATAATGATGAGGCTGTATGGGTTAACTTGCGTAGTAACAGACCCTGCTAAGGCAGATAGCTATGATGGTTGGGTAAAGGGTAATCCACACTTTGACCAATACTATCAGTATGACGATAAGTATACCTATGATAATACTTTCGATTGTTCTCAATGTATACCAGTAACCTTTAGACTTACAGGTCATGGCTATACTTCGAATTCGGCAGCTTTTAGAAAATTTAGAGAAGCTGTAGAGGCTTTCTTTAAAAGGTTCATACCCTATCATGTATCTTTCAATATCCAATATGGGTTTACCGTAAATGACGGATATACTATTAAAGCAGAGTTAGTAAATCCAGACCAACCTAATCTTATTACTTCTGAAGTCTACGAAGTACCCGTAAAGGTAACAGTAACTTCTGATTGGATAAATGCCGACCTAAGATATCAGATATCCAGTGATAATATAAATTGGGGTTACACTAAACACGAAAGTGGTTCCATTTTTAATATACCCAGAGCAGGTACTTATTATTTTAGAAGTGTGGGAGACCCTACTAAGGTAACTCAAATCACGGTTAATCAAGAATCTTATAATCGAGTATATTCTATTACTTGTGACCCTATTACTGGAAAGATAACTCCTACTAACCTAAAAGTAAGTACAGTAGTAAGGGCAAACGTATCCTATAAGGGTACCGTGAAAACCAGTAATGTACGATTATCCGGTACTGATATAGTGAAAGTCTCTGGCTCAACTTGGGAATTTTCAGAGCCTGGTACCTACATCTTTGAGATTGTAGAGTTCCCAGTAAAGCAAACTTCCTTTGTTGTAACTCGAGAAGAGATTACATATAAGGTAAGATGTACACCTTCTGAATTTAGAGTTGGGGATAAGCAAAGTATCAAGGATGCTACTACCACTCTTACCATCGAATCGAATTACCCAGAATCATTTACTGGTGAACTATATTGTAGGCTAATTGGTGATACTAAGTTGTTTAAGAACGGTGATAAGTTTACTGCTAATAGTTATGGTACTTATAAGTTTAAATGTACACTGGATAAAAGGGAAACCGATGAAGGTGTAGGTATATTCGAAGTAGTATCTGGTAAGACTGCAGTATATAGAATTACTGTTAGCCCACCAACAGTCACATTATTCAATGGCTCTGCAAAAGCTACAGTAAAGATACAACGTATTTCTGGTAATGGGGATGATTACAGAGTAAGGGTAATTGAAACTGGGGAAACCTTTAATGCTCAGAATGGTTATGTATATACTGCAAATAGGGCAGGGACTTATACCTTCCAGTCTGTAGCTTACCCTACTGCTAAGACTACTTTGGTAGTTAATAATTCTCCAGTAGTATATCAGAATAAATTAAAGATAGTACCTTCGGATGCTACAGACAGTCATTGGAAAGAACCCAACTGGGCATTACCAGAAGACCAGATAGATGATACTTATGCAGTATACCAATTACTGGATGAAAAGTCTGCTTGTAAGTTCCATCTTGAGGAAATGAAAAATGGGGTTAATGTAAGTGGTACTGCTACTTGTGATGAGAATGGGGAAACCTATAACCTTGATGAAGAGATTACTCTTACCAAGGCTGGGACTTATACCTTTGTAGCGGATGATGGTTCTTCTTTAAGATGCCAAGTAATATTGGAAGATTATCCTACAATCATCGAGATTTCTTGTACTCCCCCTTATGCAGAATTAAAGGGGAATGTTAAACAGGTATCTACTTTAATCAAGTGTACTTCTAATAAACCAGACTTCGATAGTCGAATAAGGGAAGTTGGTAAAGTAACTACTTATGACGCAGGTGGTGCTGGTTATGAATTTGTAACTGCACAAGCTGGAGAGTATATATTCGAATCAGTGGTAGATACTTCGAAGAGAACTAAGTTCACCGTAGTAGATGCAGACCTTTTAAGTGTTAGTCCTCAAAAGTTAGAATGGGAACATGATGACCTCTCAGAGAAAACATTTACCATTACAACTTACAGTAATCAATCTTGGCAAATAGTAGAACAATGATAAATTCAACAATCGATAGAATAACAGAGACCACAACTCAGTCTTTATTCAAGACATTCACTGTGGGTATATTGGGAGAGTGTACACAAATCTTGTATGATTTGAGATGGATGATAATTCTTGCAATAATTCTAATCCTATCAGATTTATGGTTTGGGTTATCGGCAAGTAGGTTACAGAAAATCGAAATTCGAAAATCTAGAGCTGGAAGAAGAACTCTAAACAAAATAGTAGATTATATCTGTTATGTTCTACTTGGTGCTGTACTTGGTAAAGCTATTGGGGAACCCTATGGGATGAACCCAATAGTGGTATCAATAACGGTTATGGTAATATGCTACTGTTTCGAAGTAGATAGTATATATGGACACATCTGTGAAATACATGGTATTAAGAAACGGTACAGTATATGGAGAATACTCTTTAAATTGTTAACCCTCAAGTTCAAGGATGTAGGTGAAGCATTTAAAGATATGTCAGAACAGAAAAATCAATTTAAAAATACTAAGGACAATGAAGACGTACTTTAAGTATGAAGGTATTATTAAATCAAAGGAAGCAGCAGAGGCAATTGCTGCTCCTTCTGGTTTAGGACCATTCTGTGGATTTGGCTCAGCTACCATAAATGGTAACAAGTTAGTGGTATCTCCTCAGGGAGTTGCTGGAAGTAAGTATGCCAATGTAATCAAGGATAGGATTATGGCAAGGTATATGGCAAAGGCTTCAGAAGATGGTGAATTGCCAGATGTAAACTTTGGGTGTATTTCAAGGGATGGGTATGTATTTATATCTGATGAACAAACCCTTACCATTGAGAATATCCAAGGTACCCAAGGTTCAACAGAAGAAGTATTACTCTTTGCAGTACATACTACTATTTCTGAACCAGTAGATAATCCAGTAGACTTTGTAGCTTATTGGAATGAATCCTCCGAAAGCTTCTACACCTTGTTTAAAAAGTCTCTGGATATTTATTATCCGATTGCCGAAGAGAATCGTACACCGGATATCATTAATAATGATGTATATTCTAATTACGATATGACCTATAGCAATCTTCTAGAGATGGTAGAGAGTGCTTGCCCTTATTACTCTAATAATAAAACTTCCGTTGTTCTTATCGGAGTATATGGTAAGGGTACTGATGCAATGAATAAACGAAATGAGAACTTTGCTATCGTACCCTATCAGGGTAAGTTCCAAGAAATCCCTTATACTACTGCTGCCCAGAGTATGATGAAAGAATCAGTGAAAAGAGTAGAACAGATAAATTCAGGCTTTCCAGTAGTAGATGAATCGGGTACTAAGTTAAATATCAAGCAATACATTGATAGTCAAATTGAGGCTATCAGAAAAGAATTCTCTGAATCTCTGAGTACTGCTAACTTACCAATCGGTTCTATTATTCTTTGGGAAACCGATGTAATACCCGAGGGTTGGGCAGAATATACTAAGGCAGCTGGTAGAATAGTTATTGGTTACCAAGCTGGAGGTGTTCAAATTGGGGATGAAGTAATGTTACAGAATGTTGGAGATTACTATACTCCAACTAAAGGCAACTTCCTAATCTCAATTAAAGGCGATGACCTTCCTAAGCATAGGCATGCTCTTGGTGTATCTAAAGGTAAACAAGATAATGCCAATAACTGGGAGAACGTTCGTCCTCAATCTTTCTTTAATAGGGAGACAGGGTTGAATGGTGATTTCGGTAGAGGAACTCCTACCAAGGGTATTCAAGATGGTGCTATCGTAGTAAGCTGGAACCTATTAGGGGAATCTTTCTTACAAGAAACTTCGGTAGAAACTTTGGATATTGAAAAATTGCCACCGACTATTACATTACGATATATCCAAAAAATATCATCATAAAGTTGTTATTAGTTATTTAGTAGTATTAAAACTCATGTGTATTATTTGTATTGTTTAAGAGTAAACATTTGTTTTCAATCTGTGTTTTGCGTAGTAAAAATTAATTGGGAGAGGGACGTTGGGAAACGCCCCTTTTCTTTTGTGTTAATACTTAAGTTCTTCTTTAGCTCGGTCTTCCCAATATTGTATATCTTGTCTAAGTTCTGATATATATCTCATAGATTCATTAGTCTTAGGCATTTCGAAAAATTCGATAAGCATTATATTAGTTATTCGAGTACTATTTTCAAGCCTTTCCTTGATAAAAGGGGGAGGAGTAATTAATACCTCAAATAAAAGATAGGCATCTGGAGAAAGCTTATCCTTCATATATGTATACATCATATCAAGCATTTCTGATTTAGCTTTTTCTTCTTCGGTATCATCCTCTAATTCTTTGTCATTGTCGAATAAGTCATCAAGTTTAAAGAGGCTTTGATTATACTCTGCTTGTTCTCCGTATGCAGAACGAAGCAATTTGTTTTTGAATGTACTAAGTGATGCAAGGATTCTTGCTTTAAGATGTTCTTCAGTACATTCACCATAGTATTTGTTGAAAACAAATAACATCTTATCCCAGAAATAAGATTGGATAATATCCGGTGTAAGATTAAACCGTTTATAATCAATCTGTCTGGTAAGGTTTCTAATTACTGGCTTACAAACTTTATAAAGTCTGTTGAAAGTAGCTTCATCATATTCTTGCATAGGTTTTAATCGATGAAGCTCTGAACCGTTATTTCCTTTACTTTTTCCCATGTTTTTAAATATTCGTTATGCAAATATAAGTATTTTTTCTTATATAAAATAATAATATTAAATATTCGGGAGCTTAAGGTAGTGGATTAGTAGTTTCTAGATAGATGTCAACATACTTAGAACTATCTCGGTACTATCAAAATCTATTAGTTTATATAATATTGCAATATAGATATGAAGAAATTTAAAGACAACATCAAGTTCAGTTTTTCTCCTGAGTTTCAGTTCGAGATACTCAGGTTTGTTTTAAAAGATAAGGAAGGAGGATTAGTACTCAAAAGGATTAAACCCAATTACCTGGTTCTCATAGAACACTCCCTTATCTTCGAGGGTATATCAAAATATTTTAAGAAGCAAGGCAGAATGCCCTCTGAGAATATTCTAAAGGAAGTATTAAAAGAGTTACTAGAATCTAAAACCTATGTGGATTTGGTAACTAAAGATGATATACCCAATATCAATAAACTAATAAGTAATCTCTATCATATACCCCTATCGGATTCTGATTATATAAAAGAAAAGATATATCAGTTCTCTACTTATGTTGAGATGAAGAACTTAAATGATTCCTTCGATTTGGATAACTTCGAACAATACGAAGAGTATTCGAGGAAGATTGAAAAGGTACTTCAGAAAAGTAAACCTAAGAAAGAAGATGAACCTTTATATATGATTCGGGATATTACCGAGAGACAGTTTAGAAGACAATCAGAACCTTCAGTTATACCTTGCCCATTTAGGCAGTTGAATGAACTAACTAATGCAGGAGGTTATCCAGAGCATTCTGTTAATGTGATACTAGATAAACCCAAGGCAAAGAAAACCTTCTTTATGGTAAACCTTGCAAGAGGTTATCTCAGAATGAAGAAGTCAGTATTATATATTGATACAGAAAATGGCCAAGAACAAATCATGGACCGTTTTATTCAATCCAGTATTAATAAAACCAAGAAGGAATTATACTCGGGTGAATATGATAAACTTGAGGCAAAGCATTTAAGGAAACTTGCAAGGTTTGGAGTTGAATTAGTGGTTGAGCGTGTACCAGCAATGATTACTAATACCACTTATATAAGAGAAAAGATAATTCAATTCCGTAATCAGGGGATTGATATTAAAGTTCTTATGGTTGACTACGCTGGTAAGCTTGCATCAATAGCGGGGGATAGGGAAGATTTCGAAAGAATATCTAATGTATATGTAGACCTTCAGAACTTGGCAGAAGAATTACATTTAGATATTATATGGACTGCCCATCACATTACCCGTGAAGGTAAAAAGCATAGGCTTACTAGATATGATGAGAATGATATCTCTGGTTCAATTGCCATTGTTCGTAATGCCCAGGTTATCATGGGTCTTAACTCTACTGAGCAAGAAGAAAAAGATAATATTCTTCGAGCTGAGATAGTAGTACAAAGGGATGGTCTTCCTTCCGGTAGAGCATTATTCAAATGCGATGTCGAAAGGCAAAGATGTACGGAATTTACAAGGGAACAACGTAAACAATATGATGAAGTATATGGTAGTAAGTTGGATGAACAATTTAAAAAGAATACTAACCCGGATGCGGATTCTAAGAAAAGGGCTAATAATAGTGGAGACATTTAAATGTAAGCTCGGTTATCATGAATGGGTAACTGTTCATTGGACCAGATATAAACAGAGACCTCGTAAGGCAATCTTTTCTAAGAAAGGGTGGAGAAGAAAAGTCCAGTATTATGAGAAACATTATACGGAATATTGTTGTAATATATGTGGGAAGAAGAAATATGAAAATAACTAATCAGTTTAAATCTAGACTAAGGACATACTTTATTAAACGATTGGGAGGTTACGATTACCGGCATGGCTGGATGCGTATACCAACTTGCCCCTATTGTGGGAGAGAACATAAATTGGGAGTTAACCTTTCTATGTATAGAACCAATTGTTTTAGATGTAATGCCCATCCTTCCCCTGCTCAATTAATAATGGACATAGAAGGATTTACTGAGTACCATGAACTAATTAATTTTTTGAACAATGGCCAATTTGATGAACTACAGTTTAAGGAAGAGAAAATCGAACTTGCCGAAAGTAAACCAGTATATCTCCCCGAGGGATTTAGAAATATTTCGCTCGGAGACAGCCAACTTGCAAAAAGCATTCGGGGATATATCAAGAAACGCGGATTTAGCCTCGAGAAGTTTTCAAGGTACGGTATCGGCTATGGTACAAGCGGTTCAACGTATGGGTACCTTATCATCCCGTTTTATTATCGAGGACAACTTAGGTATTACAATGCTCGAAATGTTATCGGAAAAGGACCCAGGTATAATAACCCAGACAAAGACATCACCGGTTTGGGAAAACAGTTTATCATCTTTAATCATGACGCATTGGAGATGTATCGGTCGGTATTCATTTGCGAAGGAGCACTTAATGCTCTCACAATTGGGGATAGAGCAATTGCCACAATGGGCAAAGCTATTAGTCAGTACCAAGTCAATGAACTACTTAAATCCCAATGCCAAAGATATATTATCCTTTTAGACCCCGATGCCAGGTCTTATGCTGTTAATCTCGCACTTAAATTAGTAGCTTATAAAAAAGTCAAGGTAGTATTTCTTCCAGAGGGTTTTGATGTAAATGATTTGGGGAAGAAACAAACACTTAAGCTAGTATATCAAACAAGGTATCAAAGTTATCAAGAACTGATTCAAATCAGAAACTCTTTGGAGTAAGGAGTTCCTATTATATTATAAAATAATATATTTATGCGTGAACCATCTATCCATATAACTAAGTCTCAGTTTGAGGAAATATTAAATACCCTAGAGGTAGATAACTTCCCAGTTGAGGCTTTTTTTGTTATTGCTCGAAAGGAGGCAATAAATCATAGAGCAGTCTTAGTTTCTAATAATAAGAATACTAAGCGAGTTAATAACATTTTACTAGCATCTAAGGGGGATGCTGCCCTTGTTGCTGATATTTTATATGCCACCCGTATAAAGTTAAAGCATAGGGGAGTTCGTAAAATAAACGAAAGTAATACAAGGGAATGGGCAAATTGTAAAAAGCTTGCCGAGATATGTAATAACTTCTGTGAAGATTTCAAATTTGATACCCGGGAAGGTTTTATTAAATACATTGAGACTGGGTTAAAGAGGATGACTGATTATCGTAATGTTATGCAAAGGTTATTATCCATGCAGGAGAACATTACTAATCAGATAGATGCCGAGATAGAATTACAACATTCAGATTTAGAACTTACTAAAGAGATACATGATTATTTCATAGGTAAGATTGCTAAGGCAACTGGTATATATGAGTCTTATGAAAATCAACCCGAGAAGTATGTACACTTTGCAAAGGTAGGTGAATTCCTAAAAGAGGAGGGCTGGAATTATAAGACCTTCATCGATGCTCAGTTTGAATCTCTTGCATGGTGCAATGGGTTACCGGATATTGCACAAATGTATACGGATAAAGCAATTGAAAGATACAATAAGTATTTATATAAATATAAGAATAAACAACTACTTGAAGGTGAACCAGAAGTTGAAGGTTCCCTTTGGGATAAAATAAGAAAATGATATGAAAGGTTTACAATTTTTCGGAAACAGAGTAGAGGATGCAGCTAATGCTTTTATAGATGTCCTCAAGTATTCAGACCAATCCGTGGATTATCCAGATTTTAAGGATATCGAACCATGGCCTGATGAGATAATTAATATGTTCTATGTGATTTGGAAGAATGCCAAGTTCTCAGAACTAAGTGCCATCATTATGTATACCCAACAGTCTTCTAGATTTGAAGAAATATCAGAATTGATGTTGGGTATTGGTTTGGTAGAAATGAGACACCTTGATAAGATATCGGACTTTTTACAAAAGGCAGATCCCTATGAGGATTACTCTACCATGAATATTAATCCTACGATTGAGATTGGTTCTACTTGGGAACAAGCTTTAAAGATTGCTTTGAATTCCGAGATAGAAACTATTGGTCACTACAAGAAAATTCAAAGAGCAATTGCTCAATACGAAGAACGCCCAGATTACGATGACGTGAATTATTTCCTTGAGAAATTGATTGCGGATGAGGAGCATCATATGAAACTTCTCAAGGAAGCAATGGGTATGGATAAATCTACTAAAGGTGTAACGGTAATTATCAAATGAGTAGGATAATCATACAGAATGGAAATATGTGCGAACTCGACTTACCTCTTAAGTTCGCACAAAAACTTTATAATGAGTTCGCTATTCGACATCCAAATGCTTTCTACTTACGTACAAGGCAAAGAGGTATGCAGAATTGGGACGGTAAGATTCATTACATCACCAAGACTGGGCAATTTAAAATAGGTTTACTTCCCAAAGTATACGATATGTGTATTGAGATGGGGATTAAACCTAAAGTTGTAGATATGAGACAACCTTTACCTAAAGTCAGTAAAGTAGTTACGAATATAGGCAAATATAAATTAAGACCAGAGCAAGAGAAAGCTGTTAAGGCAGTTATCAATAATAAGATAGGGAATACACCTTTTCATATTGGCGTATTAGATTACACTGTTAATGCAGGTAAAACACTTATCATGTCGTCTTTATATTTATCCTATAAGAAGCAGTTAAAGACTTTGCTAATAACTAATGATTCGGATTGGTTAAATCAAGCTAGAGAAGAATTTAAGCAATATCTTCCCGGAGAAGATATCACTTTTGTTCAAGGCAAGGTTTTAAACTGGAGTAACTTTACTATAGGTATGGTTCAATCTATTTCGAGAAATATGAGATTCTATCAAAAGGAATTATCTCAAATAGATATGGTACTTATAGATGAGGCTGACCAAGGAGGTAGTAAGCAATATCAGAATGTAATCACTCGGTTATTTAATACCAGAATTCGTATAGGGTTATCTGGTACCATTTATATGAGTAAACTTGCTAAGGATAAGGTCAAGAACATGAACCTAGAATGTTTCTTTGGTAAAGTGATTGCTGAGTTTAAACTTAAGGATTCCATCAAGAAGGGTTACTCAACTAAAACTATCGTAAAGATGGTACCCGGTAAACCTTGGTATGGTAATTGGGAATCTGATTGTATATCCTATAAGGAGATATATGATGATTCTATTACCGAAAATAATACCGCGTGGACCATGGCTTATAATCGATTACGATGGAATATTAATCAAGGTAGATATCCTGCTCTTGTAGTATGCAAGCATATTGCACATTGTGAAAATCTATATAAGTTCTTTAAAAAGAAACTGGGCGATGCCTATAATATTGCCTACGTGCATGTTAATACTCCCTCTAAGTTAAGACAACAAATAATGAGGGATTTTAGGGAAGGCAAAATAGATATCCTGGTATCAACTACAATCATTGCTCGAGGTAAAAACTTTCCTAAGCTTAGGTATTTACTTAATGCAGCAAGCATGGATAGTCAGGAAAAATCTATTCAGTTTCTTGGTCGTTTGGTAAGAACCGATAAATCGAAAAAGAAAGTATACCTGGATGACCTTCATTATCCTGGCCCTTATTTAGATAGGCATGGTAAGCATAGGAAGCAATATTATCAGAGACAAGAATTGAAAGTAATACTGTTAGATAAGCTATGGAAGAAACATCCTAACCATAGCCTTATTAAGAGTTAACTAGAAGTACTATGAGTATTTACTTTTTCTCCGTAGGAGGAAAAGAAGATTACAATTAATAAGCATATAGGCATTATGAATAATGATAAACTAATATGTATCAGAGATGAGGATGATAATAAACTAACTACTCTATTATCAGATGGTTGGAAGATAATTCAAATCTCTGCATCAGGTATCTATTGCTGGATACTCTTAAGGAAACCAAATAACCCTAAAAAGAAAATCAAAGGCTTTCAATAATGGAGAAATATATTTTAATTACAGCGGTGATTATTATGATAATAATACTCGCTATAGACCTCATCCTTTTTAAGGATGGCTATCAATGCCATTCATGTAAGAAACGTTTTCATAAAAAGGATTTAGAAATTAATGGATGGCATTTCAAAGAATGGATTTGTCCAAATTGTAAATATATTAACTACACTTATGATGAAGAAGATTAGAGAATGGTTTAAATCTCTTGTTGTTGGGGAAGTATCGAATCCAAAACATGTATTCAACTGTAGAGATCTAATATGGATATCAAGCTTGGAAACTTCTCAAAATACTCCCGAATGCTTTACTCATTATTTCTATCTGTATTGGAGTAATGGTATGGTGGTCAAAGTATGTCAAGAAAGTCATAATAGAAATTCATACCAAGAATTATATAAACTTAGGGAACTATTTATAAATAACCTCGGTTATTCCTATGTTCCCATAGAGTATAACAGTGAAATATACATACATTTATTATAAACATAAAAGAATATAGAATGGCTAAGAAAAAGAAACAACTTCCTGACTTATCAAAGCAAGACATCCTTACTCCCATAGATATAAGTACTCTGGGAACTAATGGAGACCCTTGCTTTGGTATTGGGTATGATTTATCAACTAAAGAATGTAAATTATGCGGAGACTCAGAACTATGTGCATTCAAGATGTCACAGAACTTGAACATTACAAGGAAAGAGTTAGAACAGAAGAATCAATACAAAGATTTGGATGTATTAGAAGATACGGTTGGTATCAAGAAATACATCCGAGGCTTGATTCGGAAAGGGAAAGACAAAAAAGAAGCTATTACCAAAACTGTTGAGAAATTCGAAGTACCCAGAAAACGTATTAGAGAACTTTATAAAGAGTGTATTAAATAATGAAACCAATAGAGATGATATGGGCTATGTTCAAGATATACCTTAACAACCCAAACTATTTTGTAAAGCAAAGTGATGTACTTGCTAATTTGTGTATGGAAGGTTCTACTGATGTAATCAGGATGTGTAATTCATTGGAAGTACATGTTTCTAGACCCGAGAAATTAACCTTTGGACAACTTTTACATAAATGCAATATATTATGAACAGATTCAGATTTATCAAAGTAAGGGAGGTAGTATCTCCCAACAGAGCAAACCCAAATGATGCTGGGTTAGATTTTTATGTACCAACTGATTTATACCCTGAGCATATTCATGCCAAGAACGAATTCGATTCAAATGGGTATATTTTAGATATGCCCTTTAATGAAAATTTCGTAAGGCATATAGCTTTAAAACCGGGTCATCGTATACTTATCCCATCGGGTATCAAAGGTTTGCTAGAACCTCCTGCATCTATGTTAATGGCAGCAAACAAATCTGGTATAGCTACTAAGAAAGGGTTAATCTTTACTGCCGAGATAGTAGATTCTCCCTATGTTGGAGAGATACACATTGGAGTATATAACACTTCTCAAGAAATTCAAGTTATAGAAGCTGGGCAGAAGTTGGTACAATTTATTCATGTGCCAATATATATCACCGAGCCAGAAGAAATTCAGCAAGAAGAATTCTATACCGAATCTCAAATGTGGGGAAGTAGGGGAGGAAAAGGTTTTGGCTCATCAGGAAATTCATAAGAAAGGAGTATACTTTGGATATAAGAAATATAAAGGAATCAGTACCTTCAATCAAAGAGGATACTGAGTTACAAGAGATGTATTCTCTTGGAATAGAACAATTTGAAGGCTACAGGCAAATAGAAAAATTGCCAGAAGCTCCTTTGGATGTGAATAATCCCTCTAATCAGTCAATCCTTAAAGACTTTATTGGCAGGGTTATAGAGGAACTAACCGAGGGATTCGAATCTACAGATGAAGTAGTATCTATATATCGTGATTATGGATGGAATAATGATTGTTTAACCTCAGAGGAATATACTCAGGTATTAAATCATCTAGCAAATGCAAATGAGGAACAAGCAGATGCCTTGGGATTCTTCTTTACTTTGCTTTTGTATTCTAATATATTGCCAGAAGATATATTAAAATACCAAGATGCAAAGAGTTTATTTGAGGTAATGGCAATTGGAGTCAAAGACTTACTCATCAAGTACCCAGACCATCGAAGTGTAAGGAAATACCCTATACTAAGTCCAACTGATTGGGCAAGAGAAGATAGAGCAGAATATGATAAGATAGTTTCTTATACCCCAGGTTTTCATGAAATGAGCGAGATATCTCATGAAAATGAGAAGCTATATTTATGGGAAGTAATATATGAACTTAATAAAGCAAGGAACTTCCTTAAATGTAGACCCTGGAAACAAACTCAAGTGATGACCAAAGAAATAGATTTTCAGGAATCTTTGGTAAAGTCATTCTATCTCTATATGGGATTTTTAGCCATGAATGGGTTTACTCCTTGCGGATTATTTAGTTTATTCTTTAAAAAACAACGTCTCAATTTATGGAGACAAAATACTAATTACTAGCATGTCAGGATGGAACCATAAATTAGAGGGACTTCAACTTAATCCGGAGGAGTCCCTCCATTCGTTAGAATTTGCTACTTCACAAGAGGCATGGGAAAAACTCAATGAGGGATTCCTAAGATTAGAGCCTGCTTTATTTGCAAAGGGGGCTATTGCCAATAGTGGGGTAGCAGTAGTGTATAACGTATTCATAAAGATACGCAATGCCTGGGTAGACCCAGAATTTGATTATGGGAGATGTTTCAATTATAAAGAAACTAAGTGGACTAGCTTATTGAATAACTACATAGACTTTAATAAGCTTGACTTGTTGCGTAGTAAACTGAGAGTACTGAGAAATAAGTACAATCAGAATTACAATATAACCTATATGTTTAACAATCATCATGATAACGGAAAGCAATGTCTAATAGCAGCGACTTTTTCAAAACGATTCGGGGAGGACATCCCAGTTATTACAATGGTAGTTCGGGCTTCGGAGATTACCAAGAGGTTAATATTCGATTTCCTATTAATTCAACGAATGTCAGAGTACGTATATGGTCCGGATCAGTCAGTACAAATCAACCTATTCGCGACTCAAATGTACGGAAATGTGGAGACACTTCTAATGTATCATACCCATAAGCCATTGAAGAAGGTACTTAAGGGGGCAGAAGAGAATGCTTGGAATAAGAGAATAAAAGAGATATGGAAGAAATTCCAAAAGGGTACAGAGAAGGAATTCTCTTCATTCAAGGTATTCTTTAGAAGTTTTAAAGTGCTCAGACCAGATTTATATGAAGAAACATATAAATCAATGAAAGCAAAAGAATTACTTCTTGAATACGAAGATATTGAATATCCCGAGAATGTAATTTCTTACTCTCAACGTAAAGCCTATAAGAAGAAACTTTTAAAACAAAAGAACAACAATGGAAGCTAGGGAATTTTTAAATCAGAAGCGGATAGGATTAGTAAACAAATTTTATTACCAAGTTTTAGAGATTAAAAAGAACGGTGCAGAACCAGATATACCCTTGTTAATGAAAGAGGTAGAGGATTTTGATAATTTTGTATTTCGCTACTGGCATATGACCTGGGTTAATTCTACAATGTCATACAGTTAAATATTTATATAATATGAGGATATATTCTAACAGTTTTGAGTTAATGTCCGAAATGGGTAGAGAACTCAACAGTTATGGTCAAACTGTAAAACCAAAGACCTATCAGAATAAAGTGATTGAAGGTAAAGAAGAGTTTGAAACAAAGGAACTAATTTGCCAACAATACTGTTTAACTTCACTTGGAGACCCAGTATGGTTATTCATATTCTCTCATTCAAAGGAATGGGCAGATGCAGAGTTTAAAGAAAGAATTGGTTGGTATGATTTAAATCCAGGTAAAGCTTGGGAATTGAGAAAAGATTTATGGGAACAGTTTTTGGTGAATGGTAAGTTTGATTACACCTACCCAGAGCGTATTTGGAACTCGTTAGACATTTATGGTAGTACTTCTTTTAACTGTGATTCAGCAATGCAATCAGTTATTGAACTTCTTAAGAGGGATAATGATACTCGTAAAGCAGTACTCCCTATATTCCATGGTACAGATTTAAGATTCCTTGATGGAAGTAAACGTATACCTTGCTCAATGTATTATGATTTCCTTATCCGTCAGAATGGTAAAGGAGAGAAGGTATTACATATTTGCTATCATCAAAGAAGTTCGGACTTTGTACAACATTTCGGTAATGATGTATATCTTGCATGGAGACTCATGCAATATGTAGCTAAAGAGGTAGGAGTAAAACCAGGTTATCTATATCACACAATTGATTCTCTCCATGCTTATAAGAAAGATTGGACAGCATTAGCTTCTAATCTGGAAGACTTACAAGAGAAATACTAATAATGAGGGATGTATCTACTACTGGTGGGTATGTCCCTTTTTCTATTTTTAAAATATGGAGACACGGTATACAATAATAAAAAACAAAAGAGAGTTAAAGAAACTCATTGCCTGTTGTAAATCAACTGGTTATGCTTGCTGTGATTATGAAACAAATGCAGAACCTATATATAATAAGGGTTTTAAGCCAACTATACTCTCAGTATCCTGGATGCCAGGGTTTGGTGCTTCCATTCCTTTAGACCATTTCGAAACAAAAGATTATACTTCACCTGGGTGGAACTGGAAGAAGATGTTAAGGAAATTTGGGGAAGAGGTAATCGAGAATTATGAGATAACTAAGGTTGCATGGAACTGGAAATTTGATGACCAGATAAATCAGAAGTATCAGATATTCTACAGAGGTACATGTTTAGATGGGATGCTTGCTAAATATGTTCTCAACGAGGAAAAACCCCATGACTTAAAGTCAATGGTAAGAAGATATTTACCAGAGTATGGTAATTATGAAAAGCAAGATGCCTTTGATAAAATACCATGGGATAAAAAGGAATTAGACCCACTTTGTCATTACGGTTGTCAAGATACGGATTATACTCTTAGGTTAATGATATTTTTTGAAAAGAAGTTGATTTACTTGGGTATGTATTCGGTATTCCGTAATTTATTTATGTGTAATTCACGAGTACTTACTTCGGTAGAGAAAGAAGGTTTATATCTAGATACCGAGTTCAATAAAAAACTTTTAGAAGAATATAAGCCAAAAATAGATGCTGCTAGAGATGCAATATACGCTTTGCCAAGAGTAAAGAAATTTGAAAAGAAATATAACCAAGAAAAGATTGATAAGTATATTCAATCTATCGAATCAGAACTTGAAGAGTTAGATTATAATGACCCAAAGGATAAACGTAAGATTGCATCAAGGGAACAGAAAATTTCAAATATCAAGGCAGGTATATTCACAACTAAAAAGGAACAAGAATTAATAAGACCCATTAATTTGGGTAGTCCAGTTGATTTACCTGCATTGATGTATTCGGATGATGGTTTTCATTTTGATGTGATTAAGGATAATGAATCTGGTAAACCAAGTACTGATGAAGAAACTCTTACTAACTTAAGGTTAACCATTAAAAAGCCAGATTCACCAAAGGCAATATTCCTTGACAAGCTTCTTGAATTACGAGGGTTAGAAAAAATGTATAAGACCTATATTTATGGATGGTGGGAAAAGGTACAAGATGATTGTAGATTACACGGTAGATACAATATACATGGTACAGACTCTAATCGGTTTAGTTCTGCAGACCCAAATATGCAGCAGATACCAAAGACATCTGTAGACCCTAATATCAAGAAACAATTAGTTGCTCCTCCTGGGTATTTATATATGGCATTTGACTACTCACAGGCAGAGTTAAGGATGATGGCTCATCTATCTGGTGATGAAACCTATCTTGATGCTTTTGCAAAAGGAGCTGATCCTCACTTGGGCATAGCAGCAGCAAAATATGGTGTATCAATTGAAGAAGCATCTAAAATATACGAAGATGAAAATCATCCTGACCATAAGTTATGGAAGACTAGAAGAAAACAAGCTAAGCAAATTGCATTCGGTTTGATTTATGGTATTGGAGAAGCTTTACTTGCAGTAAAACTATCTGACCCAAAAGCTGGTATTATAGTTACTAAAGAAGAAGCCCATAAAGAAATGGCCGAGTTCTTTGAGAAACACCCAAAGATACTTAAGTTCAAAGAGAAGCAAGAGAAATTCCTTCGTAAGCATGGGTATTATACTCAGTTATTTGGTACTAAGAGAAGATTACCCCAGATATACTCAAACGACAAACAAGAAGTTGCTTATGCTATTCGTTTGGGACTTAACTTCCCATGTCAAGGTGCTGCAGCAAATATGACCAACTTTGGGGCTATTCTTGTTTATTGGTTAATGAGACAAGGTAAATTACCTATGATGAAAGAAGCTTGTACGGTACATGATGCAGTATATATGTATTCTAAACCCGAAGATATAAATACCTGGACTGTATATACCATTTGGAATATCCTACGTAATCCAAGTACTAAGAAGTATTTCGGTTTTCAAGTAGATGACGTAGATATGGACATGGACTTTACTATTGGTAGGTCAATGGCAGAAGAATTACCATTTATCCCAGGATATGATTACAATAAGATGCTTCAACCAGATTTTTCAGTAGAGGAGTATATGGAAGAGCATAAGAAGTATAAACATATACATATCAAACAATTCAAGGAAAGATTTAACAAACAAATAAAGAAGTATGAAAAAGATTTTGAACGGACCCACAGTATGGAGGGCTAAATGCCCAGTATGTGATTGCGAATTTGAATATGACAATAGTGAAACTTTTGGGGTTTATAAAAAATCGGGCGATTATTTTAGGATAGTACAATGTCCTAATTGTAAAACTAATATAAAGCATTCAGATTCAGTATCTACCATTACAGGAGTGAAAAGAGAAGATACTATGTCTACATAAATAATATAAATTTATGGAATTATGGCAACACAGAAAGAGATTGATAATGCAAGCAAATTAACTGCCCTTACTTATATGGTTGCAGGGTGTTTAGGTTATTCTATCGAAAACTTACTTAAGTACTTAGATGTAGTTAATCTAAGGTTGAGTGGACAAGAAAAAATGTTACTTAACCGATTAAAGACTCAGTTATCTCAAGTACAAACTAATCTTACTACTTTAGAGGGATTAGCTTTTAAAGTAATGGCTACAGATGAGGATGGTAAACTTGCTTATGAAGATGCCACCCATATTTATTGGGCTGCATTTTTAGCATTACTAGATAGAGGTGGTACTGATAACTTATGCGACTTAAGATTAATGGCTTTGGTAGATAAGATAAGCATCTATAAATCTCTTCTTAATTTGCCCGGTATGAAACTCTCTTATCAAATGGCTTTTGCTCAAGTAACTAAAGCAATAAGCAAAGGAGAATTTAGTAAAGAAGACTTTAAAAATCTATTAGAAGTTTATGAAGACGGAACTGAAAAAACTAAAGGTTAAATTTGAAGGTAAACTTATTGAGATTGATATACAAAAGGAATTATCTATCAATGAGAATATCATTAATTCTCAGCTACGAGAATCTCCTTCTAGTTATTATGTACTTGCTTCTTTGAGAGATAAATATATAAAAGAAAGGGATGCTCTAGCAAGGGAAAAAGAAGAAGCTTATTCGAATGCCTGGTTATATTATAAGGATGCTAATGAAAGATGGAATAACGAATATGTATCTCATAAGGCAAACCTTAACAAGAAATACTCTTCTATCAATGAGAGGTATTTAAAAGCCGTAGAAAAAGCAAATAAGTTCATAACTATCTGTAAATGTTATGAGTCACGCGAAAATATATTAAGAACTATTAATGCGAACCTAAGAAAGGGTTAACCCATTGAACTATAAACAATTACTAACTTTTAAAAACAGTATTAGAATATGAATTATTCAATGACATTTATCTCACCTCTTGTAGCTGAGAAATTTAATCAAGAATTACCCGGATGCCCAACAGAAAACCGGGTACTTATTTTATCTCCAAAGGAGGTAAATCAAACTAAATCCGGTTTGATTATCCCTGAACAAGTAAAAGAGGGAGTTCCTCGTAAAGGGGTTGTAGTAAAGAGTGGGGAAATTACCGAAGAATACAAAACCTACCGAGAATTGGTTGCTATAGGTAGAATAGTTACCTATGGTTTGTATGCAGGTAAAGAACTTGAATTCGAAACGGACAAACTATCTCCTGCTCTCAAACAACTTTTAGAGAAAAACGTTCTTACCGTATTGAGTATGAACGAAGTAGTTTACTCAGAACCGAATAATTAAAACTAATCATTATGATAAAAGACAAGAAGAAAAAGAAAGTTTCATCAGAGGGACTTTCTACAAAAGAAAAGATGCTAGCTAGAAAGAAACAGCTAGAATCTAAGGGAAACGGAAGTGGATTGGTATATCCAAAAGAAGGAACCCTGAGAATGAGAATTAAATCTCCTGGTGATGACCAAGAATTGGGTATCGAAATTATTCAATTCTATCTGGGTGGCAATTTGGGAGGAGTTATATCTCCGGCTACTTTTGATGAACCTTGCCCATTCATGGAGAAATATCAAGAATTGAAAAACTCTAAGGATGAAGATGACAAGGAACTTGCCAAGAATTTGGTGCCAAGAAGAAGATATGTCATCGGTGGTATCATTTACTCAGATGAAAAGGGTAGTAAGGTAGATTACGAAGGCAAAGATAAGGGAGTTTTAGTTCCTCGCTCAGTATACCAGGATATCATTGACCTTTACCTTGATGAAGATGAGGCAGGTGATATGACCGACCCAAAAACTGGTTACGATATTAAGGTAATTCGTTCTGGGTCTGGTAAACTAGACACTACCTATTCTGCCCGTGCTTGCAAACCAACCAAGTTGGATAAGAAATACCAAGGTACAATTGACCTTGAGGGAATAGTTCGTTCTCAAATCAAATCCTATGATGAGTTGGAAGATTTACTTTCACAGTATCTAAATGAAGACCATGGGGATGACGATGATGATGATAAATCCAAGAAGAAAAAGAAAAAGGGAGTTCACAAAGACCATTATATGGAAGATGATGAACCCAAGAAAAAGAAAAGAAAATACAAATCGGATATTTAAGGGTTAGTAATATGGTTTCATTCGAAGGTGGTAATTAGATTCGTTCTGTTATCACCTTCTTTAGTTTAAAGACATTACATTATGGCAAAGAAATCTAAGGTTGGTTTAAAAGTACCAACAGCAAATGAGATGGCAAAGAAATATGGGAGTATGATTAAATTAGCTTCAGAAGTAACTGATACCGATTTATATATACCATCTACTTTCTTTGCTTTGAACTACTTATTCGGTAAGGGTATTCCCTATGGTAAAATTGTAGAGATTGCTGGAGAAGAATCATCTGGTAAATCCTTGGTAGCTTATAACTTTGCTTATGCTACTCAACAACTTGGTGGTCATGTAATATGGGTAGATGCAGAACAATCCTGGATGAACTCCTGGGCAGAGATTAATGGAGTAGACCCTGCAAAAGTAACCATTGTTAATGATACTCGTATTGAATATATTGCAGATGTAGTAGCAGACTTAGCAATATATTTACGTTCTCAATTAACCCACAATGAACCGATACTTCTGGTAATCGATTCTATTGCAGCAACTGACTGTACGGATAATATTGATGCTAAGATGGTTGATGGTAAAGCCGAAATGGGAGGTAGAGCAAAGGCTCTTTATAAATACTTCCGTATCAGAAGTGAATTATTCTACAAACTGGGAGTATCTCAGATATATATTAACCAATTAAGAACTGCTTTGAATGTCGGATTTGGAAAAGATAACACAACAACTACAGGAGGTGCAGCACTTAAGTTCTATGCTTCAATCAGAGCTGCTTTCTATTCAGGAAGGTCTGTTACAATTAAACAAAATGGGAAAGAAAGGAAAGCTGGGAAACTTGTCACTATCAGACTTATTAAAAATAAAGTTGCTCCTCCTCGACCTACAATCAGCAAATGCCCTGTATATTTCAATCCTAAATTCCACGAAGTCGGGTTTGACAGATGCTATGCTTTAGAAGATGTATTGGTAGATACCGATGTAATCGAAAAAACTACTGGTGGGTATAAATTGAAAGGTAAAACTCTTGCAAGAGGGGAAGAGAAATTCCAAAAGCTTTTGGAAGAAGACGATGAACTTCGTAGAAAACTTTTACGGAAAGCCGGAGTAAATACCATAGGTACTACTAAAAAGCAACTGGAGAAAATAGAAACAAATCTATTCCCAGTCGATGGTGTAGAATATGAAAACTATTCAGATTCAGAAGAGGAGGAGGAAGACGATGAATAAGAAAGAGGTAGAAGGTATAGAGAAAGTAATTAAAGAGTACCTTAAGAAAAATTTGAGAATGGAATCTAGGGTTAGGTATCTAGATGCTTATAGCCAACCAGAGAATTATTTAGATGTATATCTTGGAGAGGAAAAGATTCAAGAAGTTTCACTTTATGAATTAGATTTTGGACGATGAGCAAGAAAACAATATTACTGATTGATGGAGAGAATATTCTCCATCAGTCTTTTCATAAGTTCGAAAAACTTAAATCTACCGATGGCAAACCGAGTGGGGCAATATTCGGATTTTTCAAATCTCTACATATGTATCTTACAAGGTTCGAACCGGATGAGGTTTATATTTCATTCGATAATGGTCATTCACCAGTAAGGACGAAGTTATTGCCCAATTACAAGGGACATAGAAAAAATATATCTGTAGATTACGAATCATTGCAAAAGCAAAAGGCAATTATAATGAAAATGCTGGGTATGCTAAGAATTAATTATATCTTCGATAAAAAGAAATCTACAGTATATGAAGGAGATGACTTCTTAGCATACCTTGCAATTAAAAAATTCCAATCCGAGAAAATGATACTCATATCTTCGGATAAGGACTTTAATCAGTTGCTTACAAATAATCTAAGGATATACAATCCGAGAAAAGATGAGATGATAAGAATGGATAACTGCAAAGAATTATTCGGTTATCATTCTCATGAAACGGTAGAGTACCTTGCAATGGTTGGAGATACCTCCGATGATATACCAGGGTTTCCGGGTATAGGCCCAGTAAAGGCAAGAAAAATCCTTGATGAGGGTAGAATTGAGAAGTTTATTGCCCAGAGTAAGGATAAAGAATATCTTCAAATATGGAAAAGGAATGAACAGTTAATCGACCTTTTCTGGTTTGTAAGACATAATCCATTGGATAAGTTACCAATTAAGTCAAAGAAGAAGTTTAAGTATGAGAAATTCAAAGAACTTTGTATCGAATACTCTTTAGCATCATTTTTGACAAATGAATTTATAAAACCATTTAAAGCATTACATCATGAGTAAGAGAATTATGTTTGTGGGTCCCTCTGGTATAGGGAAGACCACTTTAGCACAAGCTGTAGCTAAGAAATATGACATACCATTCATATCCGGCAGTATGTCAGATTTATTGCCAGCTACTAAAGGTATATCACATAATGAGTTGTTATCCCTTGGTTCTGAAGCAATGTATAAATCGGATTTTCAATTATTAAACCTGAGAAACAGGTTATTCAAAGATAAAGAGAACTTTGTAACTGATAGAAGTTATGCAGATTTAGCGGCTTATTTCTGGTATAAACAATCAAGAAATATACCCGAATGTGAAATGGAGCATTTCTTTTGTCAATGCCAGGAACTGATGGAAAACCAATGCGATTTAGCAATATTTCTACCCTTAAATTTGTCTAACTACAAGGATTGGCCAATGGAGGATAATAAGAAGAGAATTATGAACAGATTCTTTCAAGTTCAAATATCTTCCCTTATGAGTGAGTTACTTGCAAATTGGGAAATACCAACAGTATGCGTAGAGAACCTTGATTTTTGTACTAGACTAAACCAGATATGGTATCATATTGATAGGATATGGGAAAAGAAGTAATAGCAATAGCCTTCTCGGATTTACATATAAACCTATGGGCTAAGTTTAATGAGAACAATCACAGGACCCTGAATAGTTTCAGGGTTTTGTCGATTATACGGAAATTATGTAGAAGGTTTAACTGTCCTGCATTATTTTGTGGAGACTTATTTCATAAGGCCGAAACAATGGACCAAGAATTAGCAGAGATATGTTATAATGAACTAATCGAAGGATTTTGGATATATGCCATATCTGGAAATCATGATATTAAGAAAATAAGTAAGGTTGGTACTAAACCGTTCAGCTGGCTTTATCAAGTAGAGAAGTATGGTATCATGATATTAGATTATGAAAAAACTCAATTATCCCCTACACATAAAAATATTATGGTGTATGGGGTTCCTTATATTGATAATAATGTGGGTCTAAGTGAATACTTAAAGAAATTAGAATTAGATAAAAGTAAAAAGAATATTCTTTTACTACACACTGATTATCCTGGTGCAAAGGATACCGATGGTAGAGAGATAGATTCCGTAGAAAACTTAAATGTGAATGTTCTCAATAAATTCGATTTAGTATTATGTGGTCATATACACAAACCCCAAAGATTATCAAAGAAGGTTTATATGATTGGGGCACCTAACCATCAAAGGAGAACCGATAGAGATTGTGAATTGGGGTATTGGAAAATCTATGAAGATTTGTCTCTGAAGTTTGTACCTTTGAAAAATTTCCCAAAGTTCATCGATGTAAAAAGGGAAGAGGATATTAATGATGATGGCAATTATTATACGGTAATCCCTCAAAAAGCTAGTACTCCAGTTAATAACAAACATAAGATTACTAAGCAACTTTCTAAGAAGTCTCTAGCAAAGAGATACCTAAGAGAGAAAGGTATTAAAGATGAGGTTAAAACTAATCTATTAATTGAAACACTTAAAAAGGCTGAGTCATGTTAACGTTCTTAAACTTAGAGGCAGAAGGATTTTGTTCAATAGAATCCTTACATCTACAATTAAACCTCACTTGTACCATACTTATCAAGGCCCCAAATGGGAAAGGGAAATCAACTATTCTCTCTGCCTTGGTATGGGCAATATATGGGAAAAACCTAAAGGGTGTTTCTGAGGTAAATACTTGGAAGCAAGTAAGGCCTAAAGATTACAAGGGTACTAAGGTACAAGTATATTTTCAGAAAGATTCTCATACATATAAGATAGTTAGATGTCAAAAGTATGATGAAGTACTTGAGGATGGTGCTAAAGGCAAAGACAGACTTATCTTCATGAAAGATGGAGATATAGTCGATATAAAAGGGAAGTGGAAGATACAGGATTTTATAAACAGAGAGATAGGTTTATCATATACTCTGTTTATGAACTCAATCATGTTTGGTCAGGGTATAAAGAGACTTATACAAGAATCTAATTCGGATAAGAAAAAGATATTCGAAGAAGTATTTGATTTAGAGTTCTTAAACCTTGCTAAAGGCATTGCATTACAAGATAAAAATAACTTGATATCTCAAATAAACGAGGTAGAGCATGAGTCTCAAATGCTTAAGAAAGAATTAGAGGCTAACAAGGAAGCTTACTTCGATATGAGAGATAGAGAAAAATCCTTCAAGCAAAAAATCAAAGAAGAAAGAAGAGAGTTAAAGCAAGATAGAGAAAAGCTAACTAAGCTACTAATTGAAAAACAAAAACAAATCAAGGATGAAGTAGATGCTTCGCTTCAGATAAAGATTAAAAAACAAAATGAACTAATCCTTGATTTGAGGGGTAAGATAAAAGATGCCAAGAATTTATCAAATGTACCTCTTAAGAAAGTAATTAAAGAATTAGTAATACAGTTAGAAGAAGGTCACTACAAACGTGCATTACGTGATGCCAAATCAATATATAAAGCGTTCTCTGACCTTGATAAATACGATAAGGAGTATCAGGAGGCATTAGAAAGGTTGGAAGAACTTAGTAGTGTAAATGATAGGTATAAGAAATTAAAATCAGACTGTGATGATATTGCTTCTGATATTGCTTCTATTGACGAAGACCTGGCTAAGCTCAAGCAAGAAAAGCTTAAGGTCATGTCTCCAAAGTATAAACAAAAACTTAAGGAGATTAGGAAGAATTTACGGAAGGTTGATGAAGACTTTCACAATAAAGAGTTAGAGTTAGAGAATTATAACTGGTTAATTAATGACCCATTGGGTAATAATGGGATTAAGGCTTATCTATTTGATTCATCCCTTGAGTTCTTAAATAAATGCCTTGATAAGTATTCAGAGGTATTGGGATTTAGGATTGAATTTAATATTGATTTGGGCACTGCTAGAAAAGAATTTGTTACTCTTATTGAAAGGGATGGGCAAATAATTGATTATGATGAACTTAGCGGTGGAGAAAAACAATTATGTAATGTTGCAATGGCATTTGCAATGAATGAAGCTCTTACGGCTTCTAAGGGTATTAACTTAGCATTTCTCGATGAGGTATTTGAATCTTTAAGTTCAGATAATGTAGAAGTAGTTACCTCACTAATACGTCACATATTCAAAGAGAAAACTCTATTCTTGATAACCCACTTAGATTCACTTCCTCTTGGTAATACCAAAATTCTGCAAGTGGAAAAGACCCAAGGCCTGAGTAGGTACCAATTACTATAATGGTATATAAAATACAATACACCCTTATATTATGAACTCTAAGAATAAAGGAAATCGATTCGAAAGAAAAATTGCCGGGTTTTTTACGAAATGGACCGGGTACAAATTTGAAAGGAATAGAGCAGGGAGTGGAGCTTGGCATTCAAACAAGGACTCCACTTCCGATTTAACCTGTACTGATGAAAGGCATGCTCATAGATGTAAGATATCTATCGAATGCAAGAATTATAAAGAGATTAAGTTTGAACATCTACTCTTAGGTAATAAGGGATGCGATATATTGAAATTCTGGGAACAAGCTTCTAAGGATGCAAAAAGAGCAAATAAAGTTCCCATACTCTGTATGAGATATAATTCAATGCCATCAGAAGAATTTTTCTTTGTAGTTGGAAAGGATTTATCTTCCGTATTCTATAAACCCCTATTCGATAAAGCCAATATTATGGTAATTGATGTACCAAAGATAGATGAGATTCTTTATGTATTCATGGCTAGTGATATATTGAAGAATGTAAACTATAAGTTAGTACATAAACAAGCTAAGTTAATTCTTAAAAACCGGTAACCTATGAAGAAGCATACCCCATACTCATATTGTATATTTTACCTTGAAAGGAAGTACTGTGATAAAATCAATAAAGAACTCAAAGAAAAGGGGTATGACCAAATCAAGGCAATTATTCCTATGGTAAACGTATTAAGAAAAACCACAAAGGGTAAGATGGTATTCGAAGAAGTACCAGTATTATTCAATTATGGTTTTATGAGAATGCCCACTAAATTAGCATTCTCAAGGCCCTTTCTTAATAAGCTACGTAGGAATATATCTGGTATCAGAACTTGGTTACGTAATACCGAGACAATGCACCCAAGAAAGAAAAAGGTAAGGATTGACAATGCAGAAGACTTTGATGATTTCTCTTTAGTGGCTACTTGTAGTAGAAAAGAAGTAAGGCGATTTAAACGTATTGCTAGAGAGAATAAGAAGTTTTCAGTAGATGATTTAGTCAATGTAAAGCCTGGAGATTACTTAGTATTACGGGGTTATCCTTATGAGGGAGTAGATGCTACAGTATTAGAGGTTGACCATCTTTGTAAAAGAGTAAAAGTTCTTATATACCCTGAAATGGGAAGAATGGAAGTATGGTTACCTTTTGACAACGTTATCTATAGTGTATATTTAAATCATGACCCAGATAAGCTTTATGCTAATTCTGGGGAATATGACCCTAATCAGATAACCAATGAAGCAATTGATAGTATAATGAGATATAGGAGAATTTAATATTATGAACGAAGCTCAACAAAAAGCCTGGAGTTGTTTAATTGATAAAGAACAACAATCATTATTCCTTCAACTATCAGAAAGTAAATCTTCATGGGAAGCTGGTGAAATTTTAAAGTTATCTCATTACAAGTATCTTGAAATCCGGGAACGGTCAGAGAAATTCTTTAGGCTATTCTCGGATTTTTTTGAGAAACACACTTCTATTTTTCGACCAGATTGCCCCTGTGAGAGGAATTTCCAAGATTATATGGAGGGATGTTTAGAGAAACGATTAAAAAGAAAAGAAGCAAGCTTATTCACAGGAGACTCGGCTCAATTACTCCCAAAGGTAAACTCTAAAAATATAGAGAGAAACATGAAGAGGTTAAAGGAGTCTGATGATGAATGGGACATAGATACTCTAAGATTAATTCTTGAATTTGATAGGTGGAATAACTTTAGAATACTTCCAAGGATGCTACAACAGCCATCTGCATTTAAAAGGCGGTCGAATAAGAAGGATAAGATATATATCAAGTATCTTCTTAATAGAGTACCGGATTGGATGCACAATAAACTCAAGGAAAGGTTTAGGTATAAAGTAAAACCAGGAAAGAAAAAGTATTGGGTAGCTTTAATATCTGAGGACCTATATACCGATGGTTATCTATTGTTACCAGTAAGACCTTTGGATGAAGTAGTAGATGAATTTAGTAGATTCTACATGTATGTATTTAAAACTAAAGATGATGCTGATACCTTTGGTTTTATGGTATCTAAGTTCATGATTAAAACCGAATCTGTTAAGCTTGGACAAAAATTCTGGCCAGAGTACCGTTGCTGTGTGGAAAGAGCAGTAAACTATAATCAAGTGAACAACATAGAATTCAATATTAAGAAATTGGATATGGCTTATAACACACATATCAAGAGAAAGCCTAAAAAACCTAAATCCACTGCTGCGAACCGAGCAAAAACCTCGGATTTTTATAAAAATAAATAGAGAAATAAGATAAGATTAAATTATTTATTCTTATATTTGCAAAGAAAATAAATGAATACTTTAAAATATTAATGATATGGCAAAAAAGAGTAGAAAAGACATGAAAGCTCCATCCAAGGAGAAATCAAATTTCCTTGGTGCTTCTGGGAGAAACATGACTTATAAGGATTTAAAGAGAAAGGCTATCATATTAGGGATGCCTTTCCCTGATGCTTGTTCTGCTGGGGTATTTGACTTATTACATTATATCAATGTATCAGAAGAAAAGCCCGATAAATCGTTAATTGATAAATATGACGATTGGATGGATAAGCAATTAGAAAATATTGGGTATTCGAAAGATGACCCATTAAGAAATTCTCGATTAAGGCTTGGGTTTCTCGGAGAAGAGGGGGAAAATGGGCAAAGGAGAACAAAACGAGTTCCTGGGATAAAGAAACCCAGAGAAAAGAAACCACCCAGAGAGAGGGATGAATTTAATCTTATCAAGGGCACAAAGAAATCTTATGTATTTGAATTAACTGCAAAAGGTTTTGAACTTGATAGAGTTATTCGGAGAATGAAAAAGAAATTCCCCGAAGCCAACGAGAAATCTATCAATCTTTGGTATAGAATGGCAAAGAGAAATATAAATGGTAAAGCTAAAGGAAAGTAACAACGGACCCATACGACCAGATAGATATTATATATGGACTTGGAGACCAGATACCACCAATAAGATTGTTACTGAAAAGAAATTATATAGGAAACATCTAACTGGTATACCTTACTTTACTAGACACCAAGTAAAGGTTACCTTAGTTTATCTTTATGGTGTAGATGTTCTTCAATATATCCATATAATATCTGGGAGGAAACTTATAAAACAAGGCATTAGAGAATTATCCGATATGAATGGTAAACTTCTTAAAAAGGGTAGTACTAAATTCTGGTTTAAGGGTAAATTCGTAAAAGCAAGGAAGTTCATAATGCCCGATGAATATCACATAGATAAACACCGACGAAGAAGATTTATGGTACAAATGCACCGAGTCTTTAAGTCTAAAGGAAAAAAGGAATTCAATGAAAGGTACTCAATCAAACTCTATGGACAACGGCAAGGCATATCTCCCAAGTATACAAGGCAAAAGAGATTACAAATCAATCTTGCTATCCTACAGGATTTACAACAGGCTGAGTCAAGAGGAGAAAAATAAATTCAATCTGTTATTCTTGCAGTATCCTCCATTGGTAAGTTCATTGGCTTTATATTTAAGAAAGAAGATGAACATCCCAATACAAAAGGTACTATTTATCAAAGCACAAAGGGATATGCTTGAAATATTCGATAAGGCATCACTTAAATTTTTAGGGTATTTGCCTAAAGAAAGGTTTATTAAGAAGTCTTTATTATTTCAAGGGTTTGTTCCATTAGAGAGTATTAAACTTAGAAGGTCTTATGCTTATATAATGACAAATAGGATGATAGAAAATAAAATATGGGTCTACCCAATTCGATTATCCGATAACTATAAAACAATGATAAAAGGGAAATACAAATCCTATACCGAAGTATTTGGGAAGGTGGGTATTCCTGGGATAACTAAAATTAAATATAGCAATGAATAATAACGAAGGTTTTAAAATCACAGCACATCAACCAGCAAACCCATTTACAGGTAAGAAGTTTAAGATAGTCACTTATCAAGGTGACAAGGAACTTGCCTCTCAGGCAATAACAATTGAATCTCAATTAGAATTAAAGACAACTCTAGATGAGATAAAACAATTCAATATTGCTCAGGAGGAATTATTAAAATCTGGGTATTCTCAGAAATCCATACTGGTAAAGAAACTTATAACAGAGTGATATAAATAAATTATTAACCAACTTAAACATTACGAAAATGGCTAAGAAGAAAAAAGAAGTGGAACTGAAAGAAGTTTCCAGAACAGAAATCAATGGTGCAATCATCATTAAGTACGAAGACGGCTCAGTAAAGATTATCCCTGCTCCTATCATGCTTTCTGCCGAAGAAGCAGAAGACCTTTTTGGTTCTGAATCCGATGACGAGGAAGAAGAAGAAGAAGAGGAAGAATCAGACGATGATGATGATTCCGAAGAAGAAGAAGAAGAAGAGGAATCGGATGATGATGATGATGATGATGATGATGATGATGATGATTCCGAAGAGGAAGAAGAAGAGGAAGAACTGACCGGTGAAGAACTTGCCGAAATGGACTTCGAAGAACTTGAGGATGTCTGCGACGACAAAGATCTTGAAACTGACCCAGACGATTACGATGAAGACGACGTCGAAAAACTCCGTAAAGCAATTGCCAAAGAACTCGGTCTCAAATTGCCGGCAAAGAAAGAAACCAAAGGTAAAGGCAAGAAAGGGAAAAAGTAATCTGGTAACTGTATTCAAGATTTAAAAGAAGGTAGGGAAATTTCCCTACCTTTACTATCAACTATTAATAAACGTAATTAATAAACGTAGAAGTTTACTTATAATAACCATTAACTTATAAAACATTAAAAATTATGGCAACAAAGAAATCAGACTCCAAGAAGAAAGGGGATAAGGAAAAAGACCCCGAAAAAGAAGCTAAACGTAAAGCTCGTCAAGAGGCACTCAAGAATCGGCCGGCTGAACAACGCCCTAACAGCAAGCAAATCGATGTTATTGCCATTAACGACAAATCCAAGGTAATGAACTTTGGTTATGCCGTTAAGAACAAAGAAGGATATCAGGGTGTAGTGGTTACTTCTGTATTGGTTACGGATGGCAAACCGGTATCAACTTCAGTTTCATTCGTTCCGGGAACTCTTACCGTTAAGTCTAAGAAAGGACATGGCGTTATTTGTTCTCCGAAAAACAAAAAGGCTAAGGAAGAAGAAGAGGAAGAATCAGAAGATTAAACTCTAACTTACTAACTACTATCCCATATGTCTGCTATATAAATTTAGAGTTTAAGTTCATATGAATAACATCTACACTTAGGACGTTGTTCAGCCAAAAGCTCATTGCCTGCGAAGGTAGTGGGCTTTAATTTTTTATACCCATGGAAGAAGAGAAATTAGCAATTCGAAAGAACATTCGAATACTTGCATTGGATAATCTAATAAATACTTATACTGATGCACTAGAAGATAAAGAATTAAACCTGGGACCAGATGAAAGGGAACTTGCCATCAATATAATAAATGAGGCAAGAGAAATGCTATCAGAAGAAACTCAGGAAGTATCTAACCAAGTAATGCAAAGACCCAAATGGAAAAAGACTTAAGATTATTAGTGGGAAACATTAATCAAACTCTCAGAGAATTAGATTATGTTTCGTACCTTAAAAAGGTAGCTCTTAGTAAGGGTAAGAAAGGCGAATACCAATCCAATAGGTTGAAGAGTAATTATCTGAAAAGAAAACTCATATCTCTTAAAGGAGCCCTGAATAAAAAACTTCATGGGACTTATATTGTTGCCCAATTTAATTTTATAAGGGGGGAACAGAAAGAAACTTTTGAACAAACTTTTACGGACTTATCTCAGAAAGAGGTAGAAGATATACTTCAACTCGAGGCAGTTTTAAAACAATGCAGTTTAGAAATCCTAGAAATTAAAGAAATCCCAACCCAAATTAGGAAGGTATAACTATGGTATTATGTAAATAGGAAATTCAATTATTCACCTAATATAAATGAAAATGGCTAAGAAAGACGAAAAGAAGAGTAAATCGGAATCCAAGACTCCGGAACTCACAAAGGCTAAGAAAGCTTTGGATGCTTACCTTAAAGAGAACAAGTTGGACCCTACTAAGGATTGGACCAAAGACAAGAAACATGGTAAAAAGGTTACCGAACTTGTAAACAAGCTCAATAAGGAAAGAGACAAAGTTGCTGCTGCCTATCCTGAAGCTGACCAAGAGAACAACAAGAAATTGGTAAAACTCCAGGAAAAAGAGAAGAAGGAAAAAGCTGAGAAGAAGGCTGCCAAAGAGAAAAAGGAAAAGAAAGGAAATGGTGGTAGAACAGCTACCAAATACGATTATCCTCTCATCGACGGCAGAGAAATGACTTCGGCTGAGAAGAAAAAATACCGTATGGAGCAAAGAAAACTTGCTTCAGGTAAGGCTCCTAAGGAGGAAAAGGAAACTAAGAAAAAGAAGGAAGAAAAGGTAAAAGAGAAACCGGCTTCCGATAAGAAAGATAAGAAGGCCAAAGACAAGAAGAAAAAGAAGGCCGCTAAAGAAGAAGATTAATAAGAGCACTTTTTACTTTTACTTATCATATTTTTGAGTATTCGTTAATAATGGTAGAAGGCCTGGCAATATAAAAATTGTTCAGGCCTTTTATTTTCTAATTAAGTCGAAAATGGAACAAGAAGTATATAAACCAAAACTTAGAATCACTACACTATCAGAGAATGGTACTCCCTTATCAGATAGGTTGGTAGATGCTTATACCGAGATGAATTCAGGTCCAAAGGTACAGCATAACGGTCCCATAAGAGTAGAAGTAACTCTTACTAATAAACAAGATATTGATAACTTCAAAGAATACTTAGATAGGTTATCTGGTACATTGCCTGCTAAGGCACCTAATGTGGGCAGAGGAAGACCTGCAGGGTCTACAACTAAGGAATTGGAATCACCAAGGGAGGATATTCTTGCAGATGTAGAAAAAATGATTGAAGAGGGTAAAAGCCAACAAGATATTATTAAATATCTTAGGGGATTGGGATTTGTATTTATCCTTACTGAAGATTTTCTATTTCACTTTCCTGGATTTGAGTTTAATAAAAAAGATGTGGGAGAAGCAACAGACAATAAGCAATATCCCAATTCATTTTCTTGGATGGCAAGATGTATCAAACGGGCTAAGGACCCAAAAGCAGATAAATTTGACCCAATGGTAATCTTTGGTTTTAGCATTCTTGGGGGACCCTCGAAAAAGATTATCCCATATCTCTATAAGGAAAGGAAGAAACCATTAAGGGCCCAAGTTGGTAAAAACGTAATCTCTTTCTCTCAGGCAGAATTCACTAAACTTCCCAAGTATATGAGGGAAGATGAACGTATTAAGTTCTCTACAGAGCAAAGACAATTACTTCTCAATCCAGAAAAGAAGCCTTCTAAATTCTTTATGCGATGGGTAGATGATGCTATCTTCCCCGACTCAATCAAGGAAAAGATAGAGGAAATCAAGAACCGCTAACACTTACCTCCGTATTTATTAAAAGAGTATTTTATATAAAATAATTTTAGTATATTTGCATAAAGAAAATTTAATTATGGACAAGGAAACAAAAGACATCGTAAAGCTCATTGCTAGTATTCAGATTGAATCACTCAACTCAATCAAAGAGGATGTTAAAAATGGGAATGACATTGCCCAAGACTTAATCAAAAAACTCCTTCAGATTGAGGATGACGAAATAATTCGAGCACTAGATGAGCACATTGAATTATACGTAGAAATGGAGAACACCCCTCAACTGATAAATATGCTAAGTGAATACCAAATGCTGGTATGCTCTCACATATTGTTCAGAATGGAAGATGAATGGGTACATACTAATTCTCAGGGAGTACTTGGTACTTGGGCAATATTCCAGAGGGCAAATCTAAAATTCCACCCAGAACTAACACTTTTAAAATTTTAATATAGACATGGAAAAGAACGAATACTTAGAATCAGTAGAAATGAACACCGGAGTCGAAATGATTCCTTGCGAATCCTCTAATATTGAGGGCTTTGGTTATGACTCAAAGAAGAAACAACTTTGGGTTGCTTTTAAAGGTAATCGAGTTTATCGCTATGATGATGTACCTTATGAAATCTGCAACGAGTTACATCAAGCAGAATCAAAAGGTAAATACCTTTCAAAGAACATCAAAAATAAATTCGAAACTACAGGTTATGAACTCAGAAACTAAATTCATATTGGGCCTGGTAACCTTGGGGGCAGTGATTTACTTTATTGGTGAGAATAAAACTCATCCAGTAGAAGTGAGCACTGCTCCTTCTCATTTTGAAAGTCCCATAACCAAGTTAATCTCTCTTCAAGATAGCATGGGCATTAAACCAAAAGAAGAGAAGAAGCAATGGTATAAATATAGGGTAGAAATAGAAACGATTCCAGAAAATCAAATCTATAAGATTGAGAAATCTGGATACCAGCAATATGAAGTTTCTAGATTGGGTGAAACTTATTCCTATGTAACCTACGAATTTACCTCAGACAAGGTAATGACTACTCAAGAAGCCTATGACTTCGTAAAGAAATATCCTGAAAGATGTACAAGGGTACCAAATACATCACAAGATAACATTTACGATAAATATAACGAGGATTACGAAGATTACATAAATGACCCGGAGGATGAAATTAACTATCCTCCAGAAATCTTCGACTTCCTAGCCGATTAACCCGAGCAAATAGAAAATAATTCAAATAAAATTTTTCTATTTAAAATAAAGTTCTTATATTTGTATCAGAAAAAGAAATTAATCATTTTACTAACATTTTAAATATAGACGTTATGAAAAAGAATGAAACAAAGGTTACTAACCTGGTTGCAACTAAGGTTGCCGAACAACTTGAAGGAATTAAAAATTCTAAGACTGCTAAGGCTTCTGCTCCTAAGGCCAAAAAGACTAAAAAGGAATTGGTACAAGATGCTCAAGAAGCTGCCACTAAGTTTGCCAATGCTAAATTGGTAGAACTCTCTCCTAAAACCAAAACTTCCAAAAAGGAACAGGTTGTCAAGGAAGTTAAGGAACAACAAAAACCCTCCATCATCGAACAGGTAATTTCTAATCGGGAAGTTAAATACGTATACCCTGCCGATGTAGTTGATACACTTGCTCGGAAGAAATGGAGACAACAAACTCGAAACGAACTCCATCGATTGGAACTTGCAATGGCTCGTATCAAAGATACAAACTCTAAGGAATTCAAGGCTGCGGCTAAATCCTATGAGGACTTTAAAAAGAAGGTCCTCAAACCAGAACAAGTTGCATAAACCTTTATTAACCAGGTGCCCGGGATAATTACCTGGGCATCTCAATTCATACAAAATGGATTACACTATCTTCTCTGATAAAGAGATGCTTAAGCAGGACAAAGAATTGGTAGAATTACATAAACGATGTTGTAAGTCCTATCTAATCCAACATTCACTTAAGCACTCCAAGATTAAGAAGTTCTTTATCGTTTACGATTGGTATATAAATACCGATAACGTAAGGAATTTCTTTTTCAGGCCTATAAACCTTTTCATTCAGGCATTGCTTTTAGGGCAACTTGATGAAATATCCGATTACATTAATCCTAACAAAAATGGAAAACGAAAAAAGAAACGAACCAGAAAAGTATAACGTACTTTACTGCAAAGGCAAATATCAGTATAAATCTAAATATCCCCAAATAGAAACTAAACATAAGGTTATCTATGCAGGGCCAGTAGAACCAATGGCACCAATCTGGGATAATATTTCAGATATACTTCGGAAGACAGAAAGGATTTGTACTGAATCTCGTAGGGAATTAAAGAAGTTAGAGGAACGTTCACAGAACCAATTCTACTTCAAAAAGAATGGTATTACTCACATAATTATATACAAATGTTTGGGACAATAGTAAAAGACCTATATATAGGTAAATCGAAACTGATAATAAAGTGTAATCAAAGAGAATTACCACAAACCACCTTAGTAATGGATGTATTACAACCTACAGGTTTTACTGGTAATATGCCAGATTATGGTACCTATGGTAATTTACTTGCTACCGGTGAGTTTGAAATAACTCCTGTAATGCCTAAACATAGGCTTTATGTTACTGGTATACCAAAAGGGGCAATCCTTGATAATTTTCGGATTAGAAGGGTTTATTGGTCCTCATACTATGAGGATGATATAAGGGGATATTTATTTCAGATAACTGATGAATATCCCAAGTTAATAATCACAAAGTAAAGTTATATGGAAGCAATAGATTATGTCAAGTTATTTAAACTCGACCAAGAGAACTATGATTTCAAAAGGGAAGAGTTTATATCCGAATTAGGTAAAGATTTTCTAGATTATTGCCAAACCACCACTATAGGTATAAATCCAAAGCATGGGTATATCTATTATTATCGGTTTAAGGAGATAATAAAGAATTTCGAAACCAAATTCTGGGCAATTTCAAAACTCAAGGTAGGGGAACCCTTTACTCAGAAATTATGGAATGCTTTTTTCGCTACTCAGGTAGTACCATTAAGGAAAAGATTATTCCCTGAGGTACAAAAGTTAATCGAAGAACAGAAAGGGATTATCCAAAATGACCCAAGGCCTGGTAATCCTTACCGTAGTAAACAAGACAAAAAACCTTCGAACCCTAAAAAGGCAAATTATGGTAAGGGAAATCACAGACCTACATGGGAATAAATTTAAGGTAGGGGATTATAAACTTTGCCTTAATATTCCCATCACTGGGAAAGGTAATTTAGTATTCACCAGGGACCTAATCTCTGGTGAAGCTTTTAATTTATCAGTAAGTAAGAAAAAGTATAAGGGATATTTCTATAACCTATCTTTGAATCTGTATGTAAGGTTCGATTTAGAGTATATGGGTTATGATGAAAGTTCCGATATCAGAAAATCTCATTTGTATGTCAGAAAAAAGAAATAAGATAGTAAGGTTCCCAAGACCTATGGGAACTACTGCAATGGCATTAGAGTATCAAAAACATCCCGATGATACTTTATTGATGAAGATACATAATTATATCATCAATCAGTGGCTAATGGGAAATGGTGTATTATGTGGTATTACCTACGACATAAATACCTTCTCATATCGTATGGGTATAGATATCAACTACATACGTGTATTTATGAGAGATAGGCTATTAAGCTCTAGAATATGGGATAAAGAAAAGGCAGAAGATTTACTACAAGCATTAATGGGAGAACAACTAGCATGGGCTTTGGAAGACCGTATGGAAATAGCCCATCAGGTTAATATCCTAAGAGAATCTCAGGGAGGGAAATACGTACCGTTTATATCTGCCGAGCTGGGAAAGGCCCTTAAGTTAAAGCTTGAATCCTCTACATCATTGCAATCCATTGTACGTAATCTCACTGGAGGAAGTACTACTAATATATTTGCTCAATTCAATCAACAGAACAACGTAACACAGCAAAATGCAATTACTATTGAAGAGGCCCGTCAAATCGTATTGGAATCACAAAGGGTATTGGATAAACCAGAAGAGGCTAAACTATTGGAAGACAGGTATGACATTAAGTCATTACCCGAAGTAGTTGCTACTAAACAGGAGGGAGTAGATACAAGTAAAGAGGGTCTTAACCTTAATAAAGCAGAGTTAATGCAAATTACTGATGATTATAAGGGAGCTATGTCTTCATTCTCTAAAGAACATCATGAACTACGTAGAGAAATCGAAATGCGTATAGACCCCGATGAAGAAGACCCAGAGTTATATCAATATGAAGACTTTGAGGAAGAAAAAGAGGATGGCTCATTTGCATCTCAATTCCTCCGGAATAGTAAGCTCCCATAGTTATATCCGGATATTGCATATTTAAAAAGAAAGAATTATATTTGCATATCAATTTTAAAATAGACAAAAAATATGGAACTACCAAAGACATCTTACAAAGAGACTCGGGTTAACAAGGTTAATCAGGGTACATACTTTAAATTAAAACCAACTGATACTGCTCCAGTATGGGTAAGAGACCATTATGATAAATCATCTAAGACTTATGCTTGCCATAAGTATGATGACTCAAATCACGAAAAATTTCTCAAGGGAACAAGGAAAATATACATTGACTTTACATTTTAATCACATGAACTTATTTAGACGAAAGAGATGCTGTAGTGAACTAATTGCCCTTAAAAATGGCAACTTAGTATTCAAATTGAGTAATACTCATATCAATGCTGCTTATAATACTTTACAGGCAATAATGAGGAAATCTGGTATATTCGATGAGAATCTATATTTCGATGTATATCAGGAATATCGGAAACATTATGCTATATACGACATAGTACCATCATTGCTAAGGTATAAGATACCCTTGATATTTTCAGGTAGATACCCAAAGAAACTATTTGATAATCAGTTCACTTTTGAGGAATTGATACCAAATGCTCTGGTATATCATAACTTACCAGAAAATTTCAGATTACCGGAAAGCTTAGAGAAAATCCTTTTAGAAGTAAGAAAAAGGGTATCTGCTTATATAGACCAAGAAGGTATATCAGACCAGGGTTATAGGGATTTGGTTCGAACTAATTTCGTAAAACAATGGGACGTATTTAGAAAGGACCCCTCTCTTATAGATTGCTATATGGATGCTCAATTGGGCATGCTATGTATGTGGGCTAGAGTAGAAAATAAAACAATCGTAAAGAACATAATTGAAAGAACTCAAGATGAACTAGCTCAAGAGTTCTTATCTAAATATCAACAAAATGGAGAATAAAGAGAAATTTGCTTTCCGAAAGGTTAAAATGTCGGAAGGTGTAGAGGTAGAATTTATTAAATTACTTACCTCAGTAGAGACTAAAAGTAGTGAAGATATCATCAGAGCTTTTAAAGCTCAACTATCTTCTGGAGTATTAACTTGCCATGCAGAAATGCTATCTAGAACACCAAACCAGATAATATTTCAAACATCTCAGTTCAGTAAACCCTCTAATTTTTATAAAAACTGGGAACTATGGGTATTCTCTAATATCCTGGGTGTATGGACTTTAAATAGGTTTAGGATATGATTACAATGGAAAACCTCCAAGTAGAGGATATAAAAGATGAATGGTTATATAATGCCTTAACACAGGGCATCAAGGAATGTATAACTGCTCCAGTCCTAACTTTGGACCCAACAAAGCCAGAACCAATTAAGAGGGCAGAAATGATACTGGAGAATTTCTCTCAGGAAGATTCTCCAGTAGTAGCTACAGTGATTGCTCCAGGCAATTTCATACAGATGATATTACCGAAACATGAGATACTTCTCTCGGTAATGTTCATCTATAAGGAAAGGAATACCTATGTACAACTTATAATACAAAAACTTGCTTATGAACGAGAAAAGACTACCACCAAGACTAATGGTTCTGATAGTGGTACTGAAGGGTGAAAAGGTATATAAAGTACCAATTAGGTCAGAGATAGAATTAGACCATCTAAAGGATTTCAATACACTAAGAAGAATCCTTACTCCTTTAGTACAACTATATCATGGAGTAGGTTTTGATACTAGACTTACTTACGATGAATTCAGTATCTTCATTAATGACCTACAACATTTGGGATATGAACGGTTAGATGAATATTCCTCGGGTATACAAGAATTAGTAGAAGCAAAACCCATTACTGAGAATAACCAAGATGTTGAGAAAATACGAAAAGGGTTACTTATCTCTCTTAAATCTCAGGAGTTATCAGAGGTATTAGCTACTAAAATAAAGCAAGCCATACATGAAGTATTTGAAAACGAAAAGAAGAAAGGTGGACTAATGAACAAGGAACCCTCTTTAGAACCTATGGAGAGTTCAATTATAAGAGAGGCTCTATATTTGCTAACTCCCAAATTACCTTAATAATTGAAAGGCAGTCTAATCCACTGCCTTTCATAGCGTGTACACATCCTCAGCCTCCCTAAAAATAAATTAGATATATTTTTCTATAAAAATAAAAATGCTTATATTTGCATATCAATTTTAAAATAGACAAAAATATGAAAACGAACTCAGTAACTTACAATCAAGCAGACGAACTAACTAAGGTAGTTCGCAATTTCTTAGAAAAGAAATCTACATTTGAACTTGACTCTGATGAACAGGGTAATCTTTTTAATCTTCTAATGGGACTCTTAATCAAACTAGAGGATGATTGCATACTCAATTGCTTGGATATAAATCAGGTACAAATTTATGATACTACCTATTATTCTTTCATTTTCGAATCTGTGATAACTGCCGATACTAATCTCTATAAGGGACAATTAGCTGATGCTGCAATTCAATTCATGAATGATTTTACCGATAATGACGGTAGGTTCATATCATTCAATCAACTAGATAGAAACAACTCGATTTTCCAACTTAATTTCTCAATATCATGACAAAGTATAACGTTAGACCATTAGTTGCCCAGGAGATCGAAATCTCCACGGGCACTATCATTAGTGCTACCTGGTGCAAATACTTTATATCAATCACCTTACACCAATGCTATATAGAAGCAACATGGAAAACCCGTCCCAGGAGTAATTTAGACGGGCATAAAGAAACTTTTAACTCTTTACAGGAGTATCTAGATTGGTTTGCTAATCTTAAGAAAACTTACGGAAGGAGAATCTCTCGTAAACGAATGGTATATGCTGCATACGATGAAATAACTCGTACATTCACTTACAAGCCGTACGAGAATTGGGCTACTAGACGTTCTAAAGAGAAATTAAATAAGCCCAAGGAACCAATGCTGGCCGATGAATTATACTAATCCCCCAATCAGTTAATATACCTCAGGGAGTTCAGAAACACTAACATCTGGGCTCCCTTAATTATTGCATATTTAAAATATTATTTCTATATTTGCATAAGAGAAAAATAAATATAATTATTAACCGACCTTGAACGGGGTCACAAAACTTATTTCTTATGACAACTATTAACGAAATCTCAAATCACATTATGGGTTACTTTGATGGAACTCTTGATGCTTTTGGTTACACTGCTCAATCAGTTAACGAAATCTCAAATCCGGATGAATCATACATGGGAACTCTCAATCTCCAATTCCGGGAGTATCCCATAGACGATGACGAAAAGGTAGAAACCTACTGCAGAGAATCCGATGCTTTTGAACAGGTAGTTCTTGATTACATCAACGAATTGCTTCAAAAGGAATATTATCCTAATGCCGGTTACCAATTAGAAAAACTCAATAATAACCATCACTTTATGGCAAATCATGGAGGAGATACTATCCAGGTACATTTCAATGATGAATCCCTTTTCATTATCATTACTATGACAGGGCAATATTAACAAAATCTTCTGGGAGGCACTCAAAACACCTCCCAGAACCTCCCTATTTATAAAAATAAAAGTAGTTATAAAAACAAGTTTAGAAATAATTTTGTATATTTGCAATGAGAAATATTTCTCAAATAATTTTAATATAGACACGTTATGAAAGAATTAAAAAATTTAGAGGCCATCCGGGAACTGCTTGCTTCCCACCCCATTTATACTTATGATTACTCCGATGGTCTTCTCATTAACAAGGAAGCTACCAATATCCAGGTTTATTCAATCGACTTAGAGGATGAACCTTTTGCTGCTTATATCTCAGGATATATCATCACATATGCTTCAGAGGAAGTTCTCTTCGAAAATCTCAGGGAAAACATTATTTCTCACATGGACTTAACAAAGGGTGCTGATGACCAATATTATGATGATTCACCCTCACAGGTAGAGGCTATCCTATTCGGAGTTCTTCAATTAATCCCTGAACATCAGGATTATATCATAACCGGACTCAAAAAACATCTCCGGGAATTTATCCAAGACGATGAACAAGATGAGGACATGATATCCCAATATACCAATATCTACAATGCTATCGAAAAATGGGAATCAGACCATAGGGAAACAGAAATCTTCCAACAACTTGCAGTATCAGAATTATTTAACCAACTAAATAAATAATCACTATGGTAAACTTATATAAATTACTCAACGTACTGGAACAGGGCATGTCTCTGTTCCAACTTAATAAATGGAAAACCGAAGGCATCTGGTATCCAATCACCCAATACAAAAAGGAATCAGATGAAATACAGGTAGTAACTAACCTATTTATTGCTGACCAGGAACAGTACCATATCCAACTATCTGGGAATTATCCAGAAGAATCTGAAGACTGGAACAAGTTTCTAGAGGAAAACCAATGGAAAATCTATCCCTTACTTGCAAATATAATGCAAGTCTTCTTGCCCACAGGGAACTACCAATTATTCTATACTCAATATCCACAGGGATTCATATCCATAATCGCTAAGCCCCATGATAAGTAAAGAACTCAAATCACAATTAAGTATTCTCAAGGAAACTAACCCAGAATATATTCAAACCCTAAAGGATGCCGTAACGGCATCCTATAAGGCAGAACTTCAGGCAATCAAACCCAGTTCTACCGAAGAAGAGGAACAACTCAATATCGAACTCAAGGACATAGTATTAAAAATACTATTTGGGCCTTTCTATAACTATTTCGTATCAGAATACGTAGTATCAGATACTATATGGGAAGAACAGGATAAACTAATCGAGGACTTATATTATTACTTCAAATCATGACACCGTATATTCAACAACAACTTAAAAAGCTATGCGATAATCCAAATTGGTATGACGATATGCTCATCTCATGGGATAAAAACCCAAGAAATCAAAGGGAAGCTATTTATAATTACCTTTCTCATGTACAACTAAATGGGTTACTAGAAAACACTCAGATAGTTTTTACATTCATAGATGGCTACATGAAACCAGCTTTCTATTTCGAAATTCCCAGAGATACCAATCGATATCTTATACTGGGAATCCTCGATGAAGCAGGTTATCCTCATTGCTGCCTATTAGGCCAACCAAAACAAGTGTTTAACCCTCAACTCAATTAACATCATGAAACCAACAATAACAATAAATAATTACCCCATCGGATGGGAATGGTTAGACAAAGTACCTCTAGAGGACTTTAACTGGCTAATCGAAATCTTTTCTACAATGACCGATAATGTAGAGACTTATGACTTTGCTACATTTGATAAAGAAGCTACTCTGATGGTATGCCACCCTATCCAGTAATTGACATAGATAGAATACCTTTAGCCAACTTCCTAAATGAAGACCAGGGCTATGAATCGGGTATATCAATGTACGGTCACTATATAGCATGCAAATGCCTTGACATATCCTCAGAAAAGGAATACATGAATCAATTAACCGATATAATATTATTAACCAACGAACTATAACCTATGCTAACATCGGGTAAATTCTTAGTATCATTCGAAGTCCCAGGACCATTGCCTGGGACTACTGAAGGCTTTTGCGAAGAAATGATAGTAGTGTACAGAACCGAGGAACTAAATCCATACCTCCGCTACCCCAAACAAGAAATAAACCCATGGGATAAACACAGTACCTACATAAGGCTAAAGCTAAGAGAGATCCTCAAAGTAAACCTAACAGATATAACCATAATCGATATAATATCACTACCATGAAAAAGAAAGACCTAATATACATACCTCACCAAGATACTTGGACAGAACGTTTCCCTAATCCTGGCAGTAACAAAAATGATTACACTCTATACCTAAGTGATCCCCAAGCCCAGTATAATAAGTTACTTCGTACCCAACAGAAACTAAGAAACAAAAAGAAATGAATATCATCTATCACATAATCCGAATAATTCTATCCGTAGGCACCATCCTAACCCTCATACGCAATGAGAAAATATACCAAGCCTACAAGTACACCCACCCAACAAACAAATTAAGATATATAATATCACAAATCCTAATACTAATCCTATATACCTCATCACTAATCTTAGTATCCTATACATATAGGCTTATATTAACCCACCTATAACCCAATACTCCCCTACTACCCAACACAAAAATAAAAAGAAAATCTTAATAACGCTAACTAAGCTAACTTAGGTACATATAATATAATACCTACATATAACCTCTATCCTATATCTAACCTAATATACTAATCATTATAATACATATCAAGGTACCTCGCCGGGGGTTTTGGGGATTTAGGCAAACAAGGCTAGGCAACTTAAACTTACTATACAAAGCCACTCAACTCACTATATAGCCACTATACCATATAGCTCTACTACACACTTTAAAGGCAAACTCAAAAAGGCCTAAAAAGGCAAATAAATCCGACCATTAATGGCCCCTAAATCAGATTGCCTTGAGTACCCTTTATATGTATTATATAGTAGATTACATTCAAGGTAATTCGAAGGTAGGGGATTATATAATACAGGTATGTTATGTAGCTTCTATGTATGTAGGTAGTATAGCTTTAGTACATTGTCGATTAATGGCCATCACAATTTACCTTGATTGCCTTCACCAAGTTATTATATTATGTATTATATAATAAGTATTGGGTTGGGGATTAGGTAAATAGGATATTAGGTTTTAGGGCTAAATGGTTTATAGGATTTAAGGCCTTCAAGGGGCATATTTAGGTAATATTCCTAGTAACTCTGTAATTTATTTGCTTAGTATTTATATTAGCATTAACTTTTGTATTCTAGGACAATTTTGTGATTTAGGGGTACCTTGATTGCCGAGAACCATTAGGTATTATATTATATAGGTTACAGGGTAAATTAGGATAATGGCAATCTCCATTCATGGCCCCAAAGATTAAGGCAAATTAACCTAAAGGTACCTTAGCAATATTTGCATATATAATATATTATATGTATATTTGCAT